AAGATAATTAGGTTAATACTTATACTCATAGGTTACGTTAAAGAATAGGAGTAGTAATATGAGACATTCAATAACAAAAACATTAATGGTATGGGTAACATGCTTTAATTGTGGGAAGAGGTGGAAGAGTAACGGAGTATTCCACAAATACGAATGCCCGAAGTGTACAATGGAAGCAGAAGTGGATAATAGATTATGAGAAAAATATTAATACTAATAGGTAACATATTCGATATAGGATGGTGGGCTGATAAAATCAACTCTAAGTTAGGTATATACGAATGGGCTAAGAAATCATCTTTCCGTAAGTGGCAAGAAGGATTGACTGGATGGAAGTATTGGGTATGGCAAGTAGTAGGTGGAGTAACCTTTGTATTGGTTATGGAGTATCTACTGAATAAGGTAGGTATGACAATGTTACCTTTTTAACTCTGGTAATAATTGGAATAAAAGATTTTGGGTATTAGTAATAGGGTTATCTCTTTCCAGCTCACCGAAGGTTATAACCGATTCCGTTCCCTATCGTTCCCTTATCCTACAGAGGTAAGGTTTACGCTTGTTTAGGTTATAAGGGTAATAGATTAAATAGATTACCTTTATCCTTATCAGTACTACTATGATTGTTAATACTTTACTGATTTTAATCTACCTCACTTTTTTTTAGTTATCCTACACCCATTCAGGTGTTAATAACTTTAACAAAGATTTAACAAGTTAGATTTGGATAGTTGGATTATTATTCGTATATTAGATTATATTTAAAATATAGAAGTTATGAGTTTAAGAGACAAAGTACAAGGATGGATTGATAATGGGTTTACACCTGCTCAATCTCCTTTATGTTCAAAGAGGTTAGTATTAAAGAACCTCAATCAAATCAATGAATTATTAAAAGAAGAATCTCCTTATATAGCACAACAAAGAATTGAGTTTCTTATTATGGATATAGAGAGTGGAAAGTGCGATGGGGGCAAACTATGAAAAATTGGAATTGGTTAAAGATTAAGACGTGGGGTGTTATCATTATAATATCTTCTTTATGGGGATTCATAATTATGGATTGCATAAAGAGTTTAATACAATAGATTAATGGCTAGAATAAATTTGGTAGAAATTTTTCTAAAGTTCACACCCCTTTCCACATTTGGGTAGATGTGGGGTTGTTGATAAGATTGTTAATAACTTAACAATTTCTTAACATTGAAAGCTTGTTTATATGGATTAGTTTCCGTATCTTTACTATGTAGTAAAGAGGGAGTGATTAACACTCCGAGTATGAATAGTAAATAATTAAGAAATGAATAACCAACGTAAGATTAACAATCCCCTTTTAAAAATCATCGGTAACTCCGATATGATGTTAGTAGATATCCTTTCCCAATATGGGAGTGGTGAGTTCCGACATATAGTTAAAACGAAATTAGGTATGACCTGTTGTGATGCTAGAGATTTCGATAATCCACGAATGATGGAACATCCTTCATCTACAATCACCGGCTATAAGAAAGGTGTTCTCCAAACCGTTCAATTCAAACCTGAAGGTTCTAACTTTTGGTTAACCATCTTTAGTAGAACAGGTAAGAAGGTTAAACTAATCGATGAATCTATATTGGTTGATTTGAATGTAGGTCACATCAATGGTATGTTCTACAACACCAACCTTTATTCCAACGAACAATACAGAGCAGTTTATGCTAAGAGTTGGGCTTCAATGGCTTACAAAGAGAACGAAGTGGTAACTGAAGATTTAACAATTTCTTAACATTGGAAGTTTGGATAATTGAAATAATATCACTATATTAGTACTGTAATAATTAAGAGATGAAAAATATGATAAATACCGAAAAACCTAAAGTGACCAAACCTTGGTCATCTGAGATGTACGATTGGAACGATAAGGTTTCCGAATTGATGAAAGCTGAAATCCAAATTCAGATAGAAAAGAATAAAGATGATTTCGATAAACTAAACCAATTGGTAACACTATGTGGTGGTACTAAGTTTGGTGATGGTTGGGAAATCGAAGAGTTGTATGATGAGTGTTTGAAAGAGTTAGAGAATGTTCAAAACTATTGGCTGAACGAAGAGTGGGATTACTCTGTTAAGATGGGTATCGTTACTGATTGTATTAAGATTGATTTTGTTGGATACTAAAAATATAGATATGAAAAACTTAATGACTAAAGAAGAAGTTCAAAAGATTGTTGATGAGGTTTATCCTAAGATTGAGAAACACTACGGAACTTCTAAGTTCCATGAGTGTACTCCTTATACGGAACTACACCACAACATCTATCTACGAATCATCGGTGAAGATTTAGAAATGAACGATGAGGATTATCCAGTCGAAGTAGAAGAGTATGGGGAATGTGACCCGGCTGCAGAATTCGATAGAGAGAATAATACTATTGTTATTTATCACCCTAAGATGAAAAATAGAAAGGATGTGATTCAAACGTTGGTTCACGAATACCAACACCACCTACAATCTCCGATATGGATGAAACGATATTATGATATGGGTTATAACTATTCAACTCACCCATACGAAGTTGCGGCTACTAAAGAAGAATCTAATTGGAAAATGTTTAATTAAAAAATAAAGTATGTTTACAGCAAAACAAATTGATAGAATGAGTATTGAAGGAATCGAATCCTTATCTCAGATGTTAACTGAAGAACAAAGAAATGAATGGGCTGGTTGTGGTTATAGTGGTTCATCATATGTAAGAATAACCAAAGTAAAAATTAATAAATAAAAAATATGTTTAAGAAAGCTAAAAGTAAATTACTAACCTATCTATTTACAGATTGGGTAAACAATGAAGATGATGTTGAAACGTTAATGTTAACGAAACAACTAATCGATATTCAAAAGAATAAGATTACAGGCCATACCCCAATCATTGGATTCAGAACTCATTCTGATGTAACTAAAAAGATGGGAGTATAGTTTGAGAAGATTGAAATTACTAATCGTATTATTGGTTGCGTGTCAATCGATGTACGGACAATTATATCAGTATGATAGATTCATATTAACCGAACCAGATAAAAGATTACACTTTGCTGCTGGAGCAATAGCAACTACTGTTGGATACGAATGGGCTTTATGGAAATATAAAGGTGATAAGAAGAAAGCATTCTTCGTAGGATTAGGAGTAGGGTTAGCTGCAGGTATAGCAAAAGAATCGTTTGATAATTGGAGACCTGGTAATTACTTTGATGAAAGAGATGTACTCGCTACATTTATGGGAAGTTTATCTGTAACCATTCCATTATCAATATTTAGAAAACCCAAAAAGAAATATACACATTAATATTTGGATATATGGAATTAATTTCGTATATTAGTAAATAATATGACATACATAAAAACATACGTCGCAGAATATAATGAACTGCTCAAACTAAATACAGAAGAAATAGTATTTAGATATCGTAAGTATGAATGTTTAATTGGTGATGAAAGAAGTATAGATTATATAAACAAAGTTTTAAAAGAACACTATGAAAAAAATCAAATCAATAGTTAATCGAATCGAAAGTATAGATATAGTATTAGGAACTGCTATGTTTATCTATTTAACGTTCCTAATTATTAACCTTTCAAAACTATTTTAAATGAAGTTAGATTTTAGAACACGTACAACGTACACCATTACTCAGGTTACAACACCTGCAACCTTCAACTCAGAAGATTTCAAAAAAGCAGTACCACCATACGAAGGTGAAACTGAAGAAGATTTTTGGAACTATATGAAGGATAACCTTTCCGATTGGGAAGCTGAAGAATACATTGGTGATAATGAAAACATACTTTCAGATGAACTATTAGATTTGTTATATGAGGTATTTGTAGAATACCCTCAACACGAAATGTTTGATTCACGAACTAAGAGTGAAGAGATAACAATGGAAGCTGGTGAGATTGATGAATTGTATAGTAGAGCAGGTGGGTTTAATGCTAAGTATTCAAATGATGTATAATGCAGAGATTGATATATGATATGTATTATGCTGATGAAATCACATTAGAAGTATGTGAGAAGTTATTAGCTCAATTAAGTAAAAGTAAACAAAATAGAAGATATTATTAAAATGGCAAATTCAGTATATACATACATAGAGGTTGAATCAGAGAACCCTAAAGTATTTAAGAAACTACAGGAAATGTTTCCTGAATCTGATGATTGGAGAACTCAAAGTGATGGGATGTATCTATACAATAAATTGTATGGTGAAGGTGAATATGATAGAAGTGAGTTCATCGATAGGATGGGAGCTAAGTGGTGTCATATCGAAGAGGTTGAAACTGATGAAGAGTATTTTACACTAAGTACTGAATCAGCATGGTACTATTGTGAAGGAGCTATTGAACAACTACATTCTATCTTATCTGAAATCGATGAGAAAGTTTGGGTTAAGTTTACATTCGATGATGAATCCTCATCACAACCATTTGGTGGTGGTGCAGTTTATATGGGTGAGTTGTGTATGAATGATGATGTGTTTGAGTCTCCTGATGAAGATGATTTTGATACTACAGAGGAATGGGATGCAGCTTACGAAACTTATTGGGAAGAGCAAGTAGAAAAGAAAACAGACCTTAGAGATGATGCAATAGAATATCTAACAAATGAGTATGCCAACGAAGAAGATTAGAACAGAATTTAAAGAAGCAAATCTGAAGGAAGTACGATATGCTATTATAGAGAATTTCTTTTTTGGATTTAGCGGAGCTATCATTGTTCCGTTCATTGCACTAAGAATGGATGTAGCAGTACTTATAGGTTATATGATACATTACTTCTATATCAGTAAAGTTATTAACCGACCTAAATACACCACATCATTAGCTAAGTTTATTTTATTCCCTATACCAACAGCGCTTGGTGGATTCTTTGGATATAAGGTGGCTTACTTTGTTTCACAATATTTAACACAATATATTCAATAGGATTTGGATTTTAAATAATCCTTTCGTATATTAGTACTGTTCGTTGAAACAACGGTACGCCGAAGTGGTGGAATTGGTAGACACGAGGGACTTAAAATCCCTTGAACAGTAATGTTCGTATGGGTTCGATTCCCATCTTCGGTACTAAAGAGAGGTAGTGAAGCTACAATGATATAGAAAAAGGTAAGGGTTAACCTCTATATCGTAGTAACCCCGAAAGACCCGAAACCTCTCTTCTTATGGACTCGTAGCTCAGCTGGATAGAGCATCGCCCTTCTAAGGCGACGGTCGTAGGTTCGAATCCTACCGGGTTCACTATTGTTCTCTTAGCTCAGTTGGTTAGAGCAAATCACTCATAATGATTAGGTCACAGGTTCGAGCCCTGTAGGGAACACTTTTATGTTTTACTAAAAATATTTTAATATTTATTATTACTAACAATAAATTTATAAGTTATGAATCACAAAATTGCAAGAAGGCTGTATCAGGCATTAGAATCCAAATACACCGCACAGATAATGGATGCGAGAGCACGATTATCAATCTACTTTGAATCACCTGTAGCTATAGGTGAACATCCTCAACATACTGATGAGATAGATAAACTATTAGGTCAGTTAGAATCTGCAACTGGAAAGTTGGATACTCTATCTAAGAACTTTGGTTCTGAGTACGGAGCTAATATCCCAACTACTCACGTTGATGAAAAAGGGAAGGAGATTCTAAAAGGTTAAGGAGTTAGGAGAGTTGTCAGAGTGGTCGATTGTGGTAGATTTGAAATCTGCTGTACGGCAACGTACCGGGGGTTCGAATCCCTCACTCTCCGCAGATGGGGGATTAGCTCAGCTGGCTAGAGCGCTTCGCTTGCACCGAAGAGGTCATCGGTTCGACTCCGATATTCTCCACCATTTGCTCCGTTCGTCTAACGGTTAGGACATTAGGTTTTCATCCTAAAAATAGGAGTTCGATTCTCCTACGGAGTACAAAATAAAAAACAAAATGAATATAACTGATATATCACACTTACGATTAAACATAGATATTGATTTAGATAAACTCAAATCAGAGATGAGTATTTTAAATGAATCCTATAAGTTTGAAAATTACCATTCCATATACTTTGGTGCTAAACGAAAGTATAAGAAGTCTTGGAGTGGTGTAGCATTGTACGGAACTGATGGTAAGTTGTATGATGATTTCTATGAAGGGTTACACAATAGTGGTAAACCTATTCTACCAACTGAGTTAAAATCTAAACTACCTTATATGTACGAAGTTATAGATAAGGTATATGGTGATTCACCAACTACGATAGTTAGATTAATGAGGATTGCACCAAAGAGTTCATTACTCTGGCATTCGCATGTACAAGAACATAAGCAGAGTGAATCTGAATTAATAATACAAATCCCTATTGAGATGCCAACTGGGTTTAAGTATTGTGTAGTTAATAAGGATGAGTTTAAATGGTGGAAACGTTTTAACAAACCAAATAGTTTTAAATCATTATCAGAATTTGAAATGGAAGAAGGTAATGCATATTACTTTAATTCGTACCACTACCACAACGTTTATAATCCATCTAATCAGTATAGAACCGCATTAATGTTTTATGTTAATTCACAACATCCTTATGTAGATGGGTTACTAAAATCATCAATAGAAAAAGAAAATGAAAAAAAGTTACAAAAACATTTGGTAGTTTAAAATAAATGTTGTATATTTGTATTATAAATAAGAGATATGAAATGGGATACTGTCCATATAAGTGATAAAATACATTGGTTAAAAGAAGTATTAATGAATTCAACAACCTATGAAAAGGGTGATGAGCATATTATAAACGCACTTATAACAGGTTCTAAGAATACCTTTAGTGGTGAGATGGGATTTGAGATACAACCACATCATATGAAATATATGAGAGAGTTATGGAATGAGAATATAGATACTCAGAAAGATAATTCAATCATACTTAAATTGCGAGAGAAGAGTTAAGAGAAACTCGCCGTACTTCCAGTACGGAGAAGTTGGGGCAGTTCCAACCTTTCGCTCAAATGCGGGAAAAGAGTTAAGAGAAACTCGTTGTACTTCCAGTACAAAGATGGTGGGGCAGTTCCACCTTCCCGCTCTAAATTAATAATTGAACAAATGGATTATAAAGATATTCATAAATTAGCAGAGATTCAATATCTAACAGGAAGATTAGATGAACTCTACAAAGGGTATGTTCCAAACCACACCTCAACAAAAGGAAGAACAGTTGATAATCGTATATCTAAATACGAAGATAAGTTAATGAACTTAGACCCGATTGCATTCCACTTATATAAAGTACAACATACTAATGTTAAGTTAGCTAAAAGAAAATCCCAAGCTAAGATATCAGCACTACTATCTACAATTAAAGATGTATTGATTGATGAGTTTGGATGTGAAGAAGATAATAAGTTAGTACAACAAATAACCAAACAACTAAACACATATTAATATGAGCAAAACAAAACCAAACATATTTGAAGGAAGAACTAAAGAATGGGATTCTGATGAGTGGCAGGGTAGGAGTAAACGACAAGTTGATAATAACGAATTGTTATCTGCCGTTTCTGTAATGGGGTTAATAGGGTTATCTATTATACTTGCTATAATAAGTTACATATAATGAGTGAAGAAAAAGAAATAGAAGAAATCCTAATGGAAGCTCACGCTCATAATATGAGAAATGAAGTTTTGGATTTAGCTAAAAAATTAATGGATGGTGGAACTAAACGAATACAGTCCTACCACCAAGCGTTTAATTCTTTAATCAGATGAGTGATGAAGAAATAAATAAAATAGCAAATCAGATATCATTCAGATTAATGGCTACGAACAAACACCCAGACCATATGTGGTTAGTAAATATATTAAAAAAGTTTTATGAGAATAGCAGTAATAGCGCATGATGGAAAGAAAGCCGATATGGTTTCTTTTGTAATGAAACGATTAGAGTTCTTTAAAAATAACAATGTTAACTTAGTCGGAACAGGCACAACAGGTACTATTATTGAGTATGCTGGATTAAGTGTTGATAAGGTATCATCGGGCCCAATGGGTGGAGATGCTGAAATTGGAGCAATGGTAACAAAGGGTGAGATTGATTGTGTAATCTTTTTTAGAGACCCATTAGATAAACACCCACATGATGTAGATATTTCTATGTTAATGAGATTATGTGATGTACATAATGTACCATTAGCAACCAATTATAAATCAGCTCATATAATGATTAAATATTTTAAAAATAAGATATGAAGTATATAACGCAACACCCAATAAAGAAATCTGATTTAGGATTTCATGGAAACTTATTTGGTGGGAAACTATTAGCATGGTTAGATGCGGCAGCAGCCTCATTCGCTTGTGAGTTTTGTGATACTCCAAGAATGGTAACTAAAGCAATTGATAAATGTATATTCAATAAACCAGCTAAAGAAGGTCAACTACTAAAGATATATGGTGAGGTTGAATCCGTAGGTGGTTCATCAATACGATTGGTATTAGAAGCTCGTTCTCACAACGTTTACAATGGTAACCAAAACTTAATTCTAAGAACAAACATAACATTTGTTAGAATAGATGAGCAGGGTGATGCTATACCAATCTCAGATAGAGTTAGAAGTAAATTACCCAATAATAAAATATTAGATTAATGAATAAATTAGATACTCAATATAAAGAACTCTTAGACACAATACTTCAACACGGAGTAAGTAAAGATGATAGGACTGGCACAGGTACTAAATCTATCTTCGGATATACCATCAGACATAATATGAAAGATGGATTCCCACTTCTAACAACAAAACGAGTTGCTTTCAATACAATGGTTACTGAATTGAGATGGTTCTTAAAAGGAGATACTAACATTAAGTATTTGGTGGATAATGGGTGTAACATTTGGAATGGTGATGCTTATAAGCAATATAGAAATAATTTTGAACCAGCCCCTTATCAATATACTCCAGATACAATGGAAGAGTTTATTGATAGAATTAAAACTGATGAACGTTTTGCAAATGTATGGGGTGAATTAGGTCCTATCTACGGTAGGCAATGGAGAGATTGGACTGAATACTATGTTGAGAAATTCAATGGTGGTAATCCTATTATAGTAGAGAGAACTAAAGACCAAATCGAAAACCTCATTGCTGAGCTTAAAGAAAATCCAGACAGTAGAAGATTAATGGTTAACACATGGAATGTTGGAGAACTAGAAAATATGACTTTACCACCATGCCACTACGGATTCCAATGTTATACTACAGAAATGAGTTTCAAAGAACGAATTGAATATTGGACATCCTCTATTGGTAAGAGTCTATCTTATGGAAAACGATTTGATGATAGTGATTTAGATGAACGTAATGTCCCTAAACGAAAGTTATCTTTAATGTGGAGTCAACGTTCAGTAGATACCTTCTTAGGGTTACCATTTAATATAGCATCATATGGGTTATTATTATCCTTACTTTCTAAAGAAGTTAATATGGTTCCTGACCAATTGGTGGGTTCTTTGGGAGATGTACATATATATAATAACCATATGGAGCAAGTTAAAGAACAACTCAGACGTGATTCATATGAATTACCTACAATCGATTTAGATTGTATGGATTGTGAATTCGATATCTTAGATGGTATGTTTGGTTTACAATTAACAGGGTATAAACACCATCCATCTATAAAAGGAAAGTTGAGTAACTAATGTACATTTACTTTGGATTAGGGATATTATTTGCATTCATCGTAGAGGTGTTAATCTGTAATGAATGGAATCCTAAAGTACCTAAACACCAACAACTATCGTTCAATCTATTAGAACGTATTCTCATAATCCTTCTTTGGCCTATATGGTTAGTAAAGATGATTGAACGTTATATGAGAAAAAATCTTTAATCAAAAGATTTAACAATTTCTTAACATTAGAAATTAGGTTATATCAAAAAATTGTTGTACTTTAGTAGGGTAATAATGATTAAGAGATATAATATGAAAAATTATCAAGCAATTTTAATGGCAGTAGTAGGAATCGGAATCAGTATCCTTACTATGAATGGAACAATTCAAAACCACATCCACTTTGCGGATGTACTTAACGAAATGGCTTTCGCAGTTATGGGGTTAATGATTGGTTTAATGGGATTAGTGGGTATCGACTACACTAAACTACTAAAGGGATTACTTTAATTGTTAATAACTTGTTGATAACTTAACAATTATTTAACATTGAATCCTTGGTAAATCGCCTAAAAAGAGTTATCTTTACTATGTAGTAAAGAGGGAGATAAATCTCCAAATAGTAATAGTAAAAATTTAAAAGTAAGATATATGAATAGAGTAGAAAGAGATAGTAGTAAGTATAGTTCCTTTTGGTTAAAGGATGATTTGTTCGATGATGATGTTGATGGGTTAAACGTAGTTGAATCCAAACATTCTAATCTGATGGCATTAGCATCTTATAAGAAATCAATTGGTAACTTTGTTAACATTGTTACTAATGATAACATCCCAGTTACATTTGATGTGAGGGGTAGTGATTCTTATACTGATGGTAAATCAGTTGTGATATCATCTAAGATGGATGATAAAGATTTTGATTCAACTGTTGGGTTGGCTCTGCATGAGGGTTCTCATATTAAGTTAACCGATTTCACTTCTTTAGATTTGATTAACAATCACATTCAGAGTGTAGTTGGTTCTCACTTCGTTACAAAGGTAATGGAGAAACACTCTATGGATGAATGGGAAGCTAAGAACTACATCAAAGGTATCGTTAAGAACTTACTTAATGTTATTGAAGATAGAAGAATTGATTACTATGTATATTCTACTTCACCTGGTTACAAAGGTTACTACCACGCTATGTATGAGAAGTACTTTCATTCTAAGATAGTTGATAAAGGTTTACAATCTTCTGAGTATAGAGATTTAGATTGGGAATCTTATATGTTTAGAATTATCAATATCACCAATTCAAATAGAGATTTAGATGCTCTTCCAAAGTTGAGAGCAGTATGGAATATGTTGGATTTGAAAAACATCAAACGTTTAACTGATACCAATGAGTGTATGATGTTAGCAGCAGCTGTTTTTAAACTGATTGAGAATTCCCTTCCAGCTAATCAGAAACCAATTGAATCACCTAATGAGCAAGAGGGTGGTAGTGGTGATACTTCAGATGAAGAAACTTCTGAAGGTAGTGGTACTGGTGGTGGTGGAGATAACTCCGATACCAATGGTACTGATAATACTGAAGGTAGTGGTGATGAACCTAAAGATGGTTCTGATGGAACTGATGATACTAAGGGTGATGCTGAAGGTGATGAGGTTAAGAAGGGTTCTTCTTCTTACAATCCTAATGGTGCCGGTGGTGATGGTTCTGATAATCAAATCACTCACAATGAAACTCCAACTACCAAAGGTAATGGGGAGATGAGTGATAGACAAAAGAAACAATTAGATAACGCTATTGAGAAACAAAAACAATTCCAAAATGGTGAAATCACTAAGAAGAAAGTTTCTAAAGGTGAAAATAAAAAGTTAGATACTTTGGTTAAGAGTGGTATCGAAGAGAAGTTGGCTGGTAAAGATTACCAATCTTCTTATTGGAGACAATCAAAACAAACACCTGTAATGATTGTTAGAAACTTCTCTAAACAATTAGTTGATTCAGATATGATTTCAATGTTATCTTCTTACTCTTGGAGTTCTGAAAGAAACGAAGAGTGTATTAAGAAAGGTATCGTATTGGGTACTGTGTTGGGTAAGAAACTTAAACTAAGAAACGAAGAAAGAAGTTTGATTACTCCTCGAATGAAGAATGGTAAAATCTCAGGTCGATTGTTGCATGAATTAGGTATGGGTAACACAAATGTGTTCGACCAGATTAGAATTGATAAACATAGCCCAGCGTTGGTTCACATCTCTATTGATGCTAGTTCTTCAATGGGTGGTTCTAAATGGGAACAAACTCAAACATCAGCAGTGGCTATCGCCAAAGCAGCTTCGATGACTTCTAATTTAGATGTAGTTATTTCATACAGAAGTATTCAACATGAAGCTAATATGTGTCAACCACTAATGTTGATTGCATACGATAGTAGAAAAGATAAGTTTTCTAAGATTCAACAAATATTCAAATATCTTAACCCCTGTGGAACTACTCCTGAAGGTTTGTGTTTCGAAACTATCTTAGATGATATTATCAAAACTAACAAAGGTGTTGATTCGTACTTCATTAACTTTTCAGATGGATGGCCAGGTTTCTCTAACAGAGATATTGATTATGGTGGAACTGAAGCTGTTAATCATACAGCAGCTCAGGTTAAGAAAATCCAACAGGCCGGCGTTAAGGTTCTTTCATACTTTGTGTATAGTGGTTACGAAGGTGGTATTGATTCCTTCAAAGCAATGTATGGTAAATCAGCAACATCTGTAGATTGTACGAATCTAATGGCGTTAACTAAAACTTTGAATAAGTTATTCGCATAATGATTGTTGATAACTTTGTTAATAACTTTCAAAAAAAAGTGTTAAAAAGTTTGGTAAATCAAAAAAAAAGAGTTATCTTTACTATGTAGTAAAGAGGGAGATAAATCTCCAAATAGTAATAGTAAAAATTAAAAAATAAAAAAGATGAAAAAATCAATCGGTAAGTATGAGTTAGAGTTGACAGGTTCAATGGTAACAGTTAAGGTGAATGGTGAGTTAGTAGGAGCTAGGGAAGTTAATCCCAATGAGGCTATTAGTGGGTTTAATACCATCTACAAAACATTAGAGAAAGTTTCTCTATCAAAAGATTTAACAATTTCTTAACATTAAAAATTAGGATATATCAAAATAAAGTCGTACTTTAGTAGAGTAATAATTAGTAAGAGTAATAATTAAAAAGTAAAATTATGAGTAACAAAAGTCAAAGAAGTGTTTTCCTTCAAGCAAAGAAAAATGAGAATAAGGAGATTATCCTTATCGATTCCAATGGAACTGAGTTCTTCGTTCCACAATTAAATGAAGTTGGTTCTTCAATTTATAAGAGGTGTGTATCCGCCGCTAACAATCCAACTAAGTTCTGTATCAAAGCTAGAATTAGTGGAAACCTTTCAGATGGTTCTGTTGAGTTCAACAGAGTTCCAGGTGAGAAGTTCAATGGTTCTGAACCTGTAACAAACTTCAACAAACCGAATGGTGGGTTGGAACAATTTCAAATGAAACAAAAACCAACTATGGAAGTTGCAGATAAACCAATGGAAGAAGATTTCCTAAAGTTCATCCACAACGAATCCAAAGATTTAAAACCACAGATGTTGTTTATGAACGAACTGAAGTGGAAGTACCTAATCAGAAACATTCTGAGAGGTAAAAATATTATGATGACTGGGCCTGCTGGTTGTGGTAAAACTATGGCGGCTAAAGCAGCGGCTAACTCAATCGAAGGTTACTCTATGGAAATCTTCAACTTAGGTTCTACACAAGACCCTAGAGCTACTCTAATCGGTAACACTCAGTTCGATACTAAGAAAGGTACTGTGTTCTCTCCTTCACCATTTGTGAAAGCTATCCAAACTCCAAACACCGTTATTGTGTTGGATGAGATTAGTAGAGCACACCCTGAGGCTCACAACATTCTGATGAGTGTTTTGGATGCTGGGCAAAGATACCTCAGATTAGATGAGGCCGCTGATTCACCTGTTGTGAAGGTTGCTGAAGGTGTTTCCTTCATCGCATCGGCTAACATTGGTAATGAGTACACATCGACTAGACAATTGGATAGAGCTATCGTTGATAGATTTACAATCATCGAAATGGATACTCTAACTTCAGAAGAAGAAACTTCATTACTTATGATGATGTATCCTTCGGTTGATGAGGTTGTTCTTACTAATGTTGCTAAGATTACTTCAATGACCAGAAATGATGTGAAGAAAGAAGTTCCTACTCTTTCAAACTCACTATCGACTAGAACGGCTGTTGAGATTGGTTCACTACTCTATGATGGTTTCAGTTTGGCTGAAGCTGCTGAGATTACTATCTTCCCATTATTCGAAGATGCTGGTGGAGCACAATCGGAAAGAACTTTCATCAAACAATATGTTCAAAAGTTTGTTGGTTCTACTGAAGAAGAAAATCTATTCAACGTAGAAGGTGAATCATCTGAAGAAACTGATATTTCAAACCCATTTTAATTATTACTCTTGATTACTCCCAAAGGATTCCCACCAAATTAGGTGGGGATTTATTTGGAAAATCAAAATAAATTTTGTATATTAGATAAAAATATAATTATGAAAACACATAAAGACATATGTAAATTAGTAATCAACCTACTCAGAGAAGATGGATTCTTTGAGGGTGAGTGGATTGAGGAACGAAAATTCAGACCTCGCTTTTACAAAGCAACTGAACATATTAAATTTGAACGTACCGAAGAAACTATTAATAGATTTATAGGTATGGCAGAAGTAGTTAGTAAGGAGATTGTTAAAGAAAATATAAACACTACCTTAGATGAACTACAAACTAAGGGATTAGTAAACGAAGTTACAACGGATAATGGTAACACTGGATTTGTATTAAATAAAAACTATAAACATGAGTAAAGAGAAAATTGTATTCGATGATGGGGTGCCAGAAGATTTTTGGACTCTCTTATCTACCGAAGAAAAAGAAGCTTTAGCAAAAGCTCAAGAAGAAGCATCAAAAGAATTTGATGGTTATGATGAGTGGGATGAAATGAATGAAGATTATTTCAATCACTTACGACAACGATTTAACAAAGGGCCTGATGATATTGGTCCTCGATTTTGGAAATCTTATCACAATAAAAACATACCAATACAACTGATGGTTATTCCGGCAGGCAGACAGCACGATGGGGAATCTATGGTTCAATGGTATCACACTATTGTTGAGGATATGCAGCTCGGAGAATGTAATGGGGAATACGAACTCATTTCAGAATATCAATTAACAGAAAAGTATAACATTAATTTTAATAATCAATAAACAAAAAAAAACAATTATGAAGTATTACATCGCAAAAGTAAAAGTAGTAACTACAGATGATAAAGGTAGACAAAAGAAAATGCAGGAACAATATTGTGTTCATGCAGTATCCGTAACTGATGCAGAAGCAAAAGTGCATGAAGAGTTTAAAAACGATGGGTTAGAGTTTGAAGTAACTCACGTTAACGAAACTAAAATTATAAAAGTTATATCTTAATTATGGATTATAGTAATGGAGATACAGTAGTTGTAAACCACTTTGGAAAAAACAAAGTGGGTACAATTACGGAACGCTTGAGGACTGTAAAGGGTAGTAGATATATAGTCGCAACGGAAGATGGTAATGACATTGAAGATGTGTATGTTGATAGCAATGATGCAATATCATTCATAGATAGCCGATTAAGTAAATCATTTAATAAACACATTGAAAATGGAAATTGATAAAGCAAAGTTTAAAAGATTAAAGAATAAGGTTTTAAAAAAATACCCTAACGCTTCAACTCAACAAACATCCGATGGCAAGTTTTTTGTCTCGGATGGTGTTGGGAACGAAATAATGACAGAGTATATGATACCAACTCAGAATACAGTAGCAGCGGCTTGGTATTGGTTAGCAGATACTATGAAGATACATCAGAACATAGAACGAACACATCCTAAGAGAATGGATTTAAAATCGTTTGAAGCTAAGTTTGCAAGAATATCCAAAAGAAACCGAAAGTAATGTGTTTTATTAAAGTTTATTTAATACTTATTAGTATATAAATCAAATAAATTTTATTACATGAAAGCATATTCAGGAAAACCAAGAGGAAGAGTTAACCAAGGTGGAGCAACTCACAAAAAAGACGCAGATAAACTAAACGCATCGTATGGTAAGAACTACAATTCAATTGACTTTGAAATGAGTGAACATCTTCGATTAGATAACTACAAAGAAAAAACCAATCCAATTGGAACTTTAGTTGTAGGAAATCAAAGAATCGATTTAACATGGTCGGAGTGTAATAAAATATTTACTACACTTTTAGATGCACAACAAACCCATAGAAGAAAGATTCAGTTGGGATTGTTTCAATAAACAATAACCAATGAAAGCTTCAGATTTATTTAAAGAGTTAGGAATGGGTGATGAAGAAATGAGTTCAGCCCGAGAATGGGTTAACTATAAACATTTCTCTGAAACTGTTCCTGATATTCTCTCTTTAAGTGAATATGTGGATACTGTTTACAAACAAGCAGTTACAATGGATGCAAAACCTCACCAATGGTTTTCAGAACGATATATGACTGAACGATATTTACTATCAGATGTAGGTATTGATGCATCATACATAGCTAATTTAGAAAAACGTATTATCAAAATTTTAGATAAGGGTTTTAGAGAGATGCACATTGAGAGATTCTTAGAGTTGTGTTTAACTGTTGTAAGAAAATCCTTATTAGCCCTACCCAAAGAAACTCTAATATTTCTAAATGAAATATACAAAGAAAAATAATAACCTACAATATTTATGACATATGAGCATACACTATATAGATGAACCATACAGACAACGGATAATCGATATCCTATCAACTGATGATAGTGATGATACTAAACAGTCTAAACTTAAACTATATCTAATTGGTGAACCTTATTTTAAACACTTCACAAGTGAACCTTCTTGGTTGACTAGAGAAATTATTAAAGATTTTAATAAATAGGAGATGGTAATGTCCGAATCAACATATTGGGATGAATCTGAGTTTGACTTTTTTGAAACATTGGAAGATGAAGATAAATTGTTATATCTATATGATTTAATGATTGGAGAATTGGCTGGAATGGCTATTCATAACGAAATGGAAGCTCAAGATGCTGAAATGGAATCAATGGATGAACTTCTTAGGATGGCTGAGGAAGAAGGTTTCGGTGAAAGTGATGATAACGATAAGTGGGATTTCGAAGAAGATAGAAACGTAGTTAAAGTTTCGTTTGAAGATGGTAAAGAAGGGGATATTATTAAAATAGTAGGCCCAACATTAGATGTTATCGTAAAAGTAGCAAATGATTTACAACTAAATGGTATGATTCTAACAGGCAGACATATAGATTTTACTAAATATGAACCTTGGGATGTGATTGTAACTTATAAATTAATCGGACAAGGACCACCAACTTCTTTAAACTGACAATCTGTCACCTTATACGTTAACTTAACTGACATTTTGTCATCTATTTTGTACAAAAAGGTTGACAAATCCCTTTGGTACACATTTGGTACTATAGATAAACGTATATAAATGTTTAACTAAAATAAAAAGGGAATAAAATGATTTATACAATGAGTAACGCATGGAATCTGTTAGATGAATTAGCTGAAAGAGCTAAAACTAACACAACTAAACAAAACAATATGGATATTGTGGATGATGTATTAACTATGAACTTTGATGTACCTGGTTTATCTAAATCAGATATTACAGTTAAAGTTGAGGATAGAGTTATTACATTAGAGGGAGAGAATGATAATAGAACATTCAATAAACAATATAAGCTAAACGAAGATTGGGATATCAATCAAGCTGAAGCTAGGGTTAAGAATGGGGTTCTATCACTATCGATACCAAAGATGAAAGAAAAGAAAAAGAAAGTATTAGAAATTATCGTTAAGTAGAATGTTACGAAGGGAAGTTCTAAATATCAACAACACTCTATGGATAGTTAAAAGAAGGATTCGAATCGATGATAGACCTATTGTTCAGACTTGGAAAGAACATCTCCATTGCGACAAAGTATTTAAGAAAGAACCTTATTATTATTTTTGTGAAGAAGTTACGGATGTAGAGTGGGAAGATATTTAACAATTTCTTAACATAGGGGGCTTGGTTAAGTCCCCTATTTTTCGTATATTGTACCTGTATTAATAATTAATAATTAAAAAATAACACATATGAATTTAGGTTACGCATGTATCAACATGACACTTGGCTCACAGAAGCCAAAAATTACTACCAATCGTAGTATGATTAAAAAAACCTTTTTAGAGAAAGGTATTCCTTATGCATCTGAGCTAGGAATTCAAAACGCAAGAGACTTAGTAGAGATTATCAAATGGAATCATCAGAATGGTATTAACTTCTTTAGGGTTAGTTCTGATATGTTTCCTTGGGCATCTGAGTACAAATTATCAGAGATGCCACATTACAATCGTATAAAAAATATACTAAGTGGTGCAGGTCATCTCGCTGATAAATACAATCAACGAATCACATCTCACCCTGGCCCTTTCAACGTATTAGTTTCTCCGCGTGAGCATGTGGTAGATAACACTATCGCAGAACTAAGTAGACATGGTGAGGTATTTGATATGATGGGATTATCTCGTACTCCATACAACAAACTCAATATTCATTGTAATGGTGTGTATGGTGATAAGATTTCTGCTATGGATAGATTCTGTAAGAACTTTGAGAGACTGCCTGAATCCGTACAAACCCGTCTGACTGTAGAGAACGATGATAAAGCTAGTATGTACTCTGTAAAAGATTTAATGTACATACATGAACGTATTGGTATTCCTATTGTATTCGATTATCACCACCACAAATTTTGTACTGGAGATTTATCAGAGGAAGAAGCTCTTAAACTTGCTGTAAGTACTTGGGGTGATATCAAACCTGTAGTTCATTATTCAGAATCCAAAGCATTGCATGAGAGTAATGATAAGTTAAAACCTCAAGCACATTCAGATTACATCAGTAGTGTTCCTAATACTTATGGTTTAGATGTTGATATTATGGTAGAAGCAAAAGCTAAAGAATTAACCATTTTAGAATACATTCAGGCGAAAGCATAGTATGGTCGTTTTGCTTGTTTAAGTATTAATTATTATTATTTTAATACTTATTGTCATAGGTTATTAGGTTGTCTAGCAAGCTAATTACTTATTACTTATTAATAATAGTTGTAAATAAATACAGAACTCGAAGTTAATAAAACTAATTTTAAGGAAGAAATATGAAAATTGTTAAAAACTTTTTTTCTAAGAAGAACGGATTTGGATTTCTGATGGTATTCTCAACGCTATCACTAGCAGGTACAGCAGCATACTATTCAGTATTTGGATTAAGTTCTTTATTCGCTGGTGCTAAGACTGAAGTTATCATAATGGCTTCAGCATTAGAGTTAGCTAAATTAATTGTAGCATCGTATCTACATAACCATTGGAAGAAGATTGGTTGGATTCTAAAATCATATCTTACATTGGGTGTTGGTATCTTAATGATAATAACCTCTGCAGGTATATATGGTTTCTTAACATCAGCATATCAAACAACTGCTGACCAATTAACCATTATAGATAAACAAACCAAAGTGGTTGAAATGAAAAGAGAACGTTTCTCTGAATCATTGGATGGTTATAGGATTGAACGAACTCAGTTAAACTCATCCATTACAGAACTTACTAAGGGGTTATCTAATAACACCATACAGTACAAAGATAAAGAGACTGGTGAGATTATAACAACTACATCCTCTTCAACAAGAAGAGTTCTTACATCTCAGTTAAATGATATGAAAGAACAACGTAATGGTGTATCAGTTAAGATGGAAGCTTTAACCGATTCAATTACTAAGTTAGATTTAAAAGTATTGGATATGGAATCCAATAATGAAGTAGCTGCAGAGATTGGACCACTACGATATATGGCTGAGATTACAAACAAACCAATGGCTACTATTGTAAATTGGTTTACGTTATTAATCGTATGTGTATTCGACCCATTGGCAATCGCTATGGTACTTGCTGTAAATAAATTCATTGGTAGAAAAGAAGAAGATGAGGATGATTACTATATTGCTAGAAATAAGATGTTACATAAACATTCAATTATGAATGGTGAGAAGTTGAAAAAAGAAAAACTTAATCAAGAAGAAATGATTAAGAAGAACGAACAGATTATAGCAGTAACACCCACTAATACCGATGAACTTAAAATGAATAAGAAAGAATTCTTAGAAAGTTTAGATAATGTAGAGAGCAATTTAAAAGAAGATGATAAGAAAATATATGGTGGATTCTCAAAACCATACTCCGATGGTACTGCATTAAATGAATCTGATAAAGAATCATATAATGATTTTGATGAAGATGATATAAAAACTTACTAATAAATTTGGTAATGTTAATTATATTTCGTATATTTACATAAGTTTAACAATAAAAATAGTTATAAAACATATGAGTGATTTGTATAACGATGGTAAAACATCAACAACAGCAGGAAATGTAGAAGCATCTTACGATGTTAAGGAAACGACTACTGAAAAAGATATTTACTTTCAAGAGTTTAGAGAATTTGATTATGGTATTGATATTGAATCAAATATTATTTTAGTTCAGGATGAAATAGCACAAGGTATGGTATTTGATACAATATCTAAAGTTAGATTACTTAGAAAAATTAATAAAGATTTAAAATCAGTAACGATTTTATTAAACTCACCAGGTGGTGATGTAGTAGAAACGTTAGCACTAATCGATTACATTAGAACAATAAAAGATAACGAAGGGGTTGAAACGAACATTGTTTGTAGAGGTTCAGCGATGAGTGCAGCAGCACTTCTTCTAACTGCAGGAACAGGTCTTAGAGCAGCATCCAAACATTCTAAGATTATGGTTCACCAACTTTCAACATTCAATATGGGTAAGTTAGAGGATGTTAAATCTAACGCTAAATTCGCAGAACAATTAGAAGAAGATTGTAACACCATTATGGCTGAGTGTACGAACAAAGATAAAAAGTTTTGGAAAGAGAATCAAAGAACTGATTACTTCTTAAACGCAGAGGATGCATTGGAATTAGGAATAATCGATAAAATTATATAAAACAAAAAGTTATGGAATACAATTATAGACCTTTAGGGGATAGAGTAGTAGTAGAGATACTAAAAAGACACGATGAAAAAACCAAAGGTGGTTTATACAAACCATCAGGAGCTGATACCACAATGATGGGAACAGTAGTTTCCGTTGGTAGTGGGTTATTTACACATTCGGGTGCTAAAATCCCTATGATGACAAAAGTAGGAGATATAGTTCTATTAGAAGGAACTGGGTTCAAACACAAAAATGCTGGTAAAACTTACCACATTTATAGAGAGAGTGAGTTCTTATCTATATTAGATGAAAATGCAACTAACTCATAATCAGTTAGTTACCACTATCACTATCACCCAACTCATTGATAATCAAACACTTACAATAAAAAATAAAAAATATGATACACATTTTAGATGAAACAAAAATAACTGAGAACTATGAGAAGTTCCGAAAGTTAATAAACCAAACATTTACAGGCGAAAGATTAGAATCTCTTAATAAGATGTACGATGTACTCGAAGATAGAATTATTCTAACCCCAGCCTCATCAACCGAACATTTCCACAACGCATTTGCTGGTGGATACTTAGACCACGTTCTTAGAGTTACTAGAAACGCAGTTAAAGTATTTGACTTACATACTGAGTTAGGTATTGGAGATGGTGGGTACGATAGAGAGACTGTAATCTTTACAGCACTACATCACGATTTAGGTAAGGTTGGTAATGATACTGATAGTTGGTATATTCCAAACGATTCCCAATGGCACATTGAAAATCAAGGTAAGATTTATAAAACAAACTCATCAATGCATTGGATGAATCTAAACGATAGAACGTTTTGGATGTTAAATCATTTTGGTGTTAAGATTTCTGAAGTAGAATACTTAGGTATTAAACTTACAGATGGATTGTATGATGAGGGTAATAAGGAATACTATATTCAATACAATAAAGATAATGCACTAAAGACTGGATTACCATATGTAATGCATCAAGCTGATATTATGGCAGCCAGATTTGAGAATGAAAGATTTCTAAAATTAAAACAGGGAACTCCTACTACTAAGAATGTTGGTGGTAGACCGGCGACTAAAAAGAAATTAGAAAACGTAGTAATGCCAAAGAAGATTGATTTCAAATCTATCTTTGGAGAACAAACAGAGGCTTAATGATGGAATTAATACAAATAATATTACCCACATCTATAATACTAATATTAATCTATATAGTTTGGAATCTAACTAGAAAAGTAGAAAAGCTAGAAGATGAGTTAGATACACAAGATGAATTTTTAGGTGGTTTGGATACTAAATTCAATGATGCACTCAAACGAATGCAAGAAATTGATAGAGTGGGTTCATTCGAAGCTGATGATGAAAGTGGGTTCATCTTTGAAAAGATAAAAGAAGTAATAGAGGATTTAAAAAACGAATATACAAATAGACCATAATGGCTAAAAAAAGAAGAAAAAGAAGTAAAAGATATTTTACTAAAATTACAGAGATGGCTATCAACGCATACAACGAAAGTGATGATACTGTTTTAAAGAATAAAATTTATAATAGATTTATTCACTACCCATTTGATAAGTTATCAGAAAATGTAATTCATACCTATAAAACATATTACTTCGATGTACCTTATGAAGATGTGAAAGCAAATGTAGTAGCTTTCCTAAATGAAAAGATTCACAAGTTCAATGGGGAGAATGGTAGAGCTTTTTCTTACTTTACAGTAGTAGCTAGAAACTATTTGTTCAATGAGAATAATGCTAACTATGCCAGAATGAAATCAAAAACTGAAGTTAAGTATATTGATAGCTCTCGTAATATTACAAATGAGATTGTAGACCAAAATAACAAAGAAGCTAAATCTGATTTTATAGACCATTTTACAAAATATATAGATTATCATTTATATACATTATTCCAAAAAGATAGAGATAGGGCAATTGCTGATTCAATAAATGAATTATTTAAAAACAGATATGATTTATATTCGTACAATAAGAAGGCACTCTACATACTTATTAGGGAGAGGACTGGAGTACACACTCAATACATAACCAAAGTAGTTGGAAAACTGAAAGGTATGTATGTAGAATTATACAGAGAGTATAATACAAAAGGTCACTTAACAGTGACTTACAAATTAAAGGATAATAATGGATAAGGATACGGAATTATTTAAAGGAAAAACATTCTCAGATATAATGTCTGATGTTTACAACAATTCAAAAAAGAAGGATAGGCAACTTAAACTTCTTATTGCTCAATTAGAACCATTGGTTAAAAATCTAAGTGATGCAACTGTTATTGTTCCTTTGATAAAAGAGTATATGGAAGTTTCCATAAAGAACGATGACCAGATTGTAAAATTAGCAGCTATAGTTCAGAGAATGATGAAAGATGCTAACTCAGGTGATGACGGTGGGTTTGGATTAAGTGATGATGAGAAAAAGCAATTAATATCAAACGCTAAAGAGATAGATAAAACTATCGAAGCATTACAGAATGTAGAAGAGGATATCTAATGCCAGGTAAAGGAACGATAACAGTAGGTACTGTACAAAAAATAACCTTAAAAGATTCTGATGTAAATGAAGTACACGCAATCCAATGCTTCAATCAAACTACAGTAAATCAACAAATTAAAGCATATCCATTTGATATGTCTATTAGAAGGATTCCATTAATCGGTGAATCTGTTATATTAATTCAAGGTACTTCTGGTGAAGCAAAGCCCGAAAAAAGAAATTCTAATACAACATTCTATTATCTAAATCCGATATCAGTACAAAAGAATCCCCACAACAACGCATTACCAACATCCAAAACATTACTTTCAGCAGCCGCAGGAGCAGCAGGATACGCAGCAGCAGCCGCAGGTGTTCCAGGTATTAGTGGTGGTGGTTCTTCATCTAAATTAGGTAAAGGATTTTCTGAAAGAAGTGATGTAGGTTCGGTTCAACCATTTATAGGTGATGTATTATTAGAAGGTAGATTCGGACACTCAATGAGATTTGGATATACACCCAACGGTTCGGATACAACTAAAACCCCAACTTGGAGTTCTTCAACTGATAATGACCCTATTACTATTATCTCTAATGGTAGAAAGAGTGGTGGTTCATATAACAAATTTATTATAGAGGATGTTAATGATGACCTTTCATCTATATGGTTAGGTTCATCTCAGAAAATAAAACTAACCCCAGCACAAACTGGATTAGGTGGACTTCCTGCCCCTGGTAGTTATTCCAAACCATCAATAGTAATGAATTCCGATAGAATATTTCTAAACGCTAAAAACGAAAGTGTTATAATAGCTGCTAAAAAAGATATTATAAATGCAACACCGGGTTGGCAGATGGAGATGGATAAACTATTTACTTTGATAGAGAAGTTAGCAAGTGAGTTAAAAGATTTAACCTCAGCAACTTCAACTTATGCAACTGGGGTTGGACCTACAGGTCCGGCTACAAATGCTGGAAAAGTTGCCTCTATACTTAGTGATATAAAAGCAATGAAACAATAATATGTCCGCACTTTGGCCCACATTCATACCAGTAGTAGGTGGTTACCTTAACTCATCTATAGAAGGAAAGACTCACGAAGAAACCGCTGAGAAGATAGCATCAGAGTATCATAAAGCAGTAAAACTTGCTAAGACATCACTCCATGCAAACCTACCATTGGTACAAGCACCATACGTTCCAATTAAGATGGCTATAATGAAAACGTTAAATGATATAAGGGAATCTGAAGGTAAACCAAAGTTACCTCACTTTTTAGATTGGGCTAACGCAACATCAACATATTGGTTATCAACCACAATGTCCCCAGCACCATTTCATCCAGTCAATATGGGTTTATCAACAGCAACAGTTGGAGTACCTGCACCAATATCACATATCATAAATAATGGTGGGGTTATCCCAGCGTTACAAAACGATTTGTTAACAGCATTCACACATACACAATCTGCAGTTCCATATGGTATTCCATTCGCAACAAAATTAGTAACTGCATTTAAGAATCATTTAACGACTGTTGGTGGATTACATACCGAATTAGTATTTCCAGGTTCACCTGCAACACCACTTCCACCATTTCCTTCACCACAACCTTGGGTTGGTTTGGTTTAAATTGGTGTAAAACGAAAGTTTTTAATATTTATATATAAAGTACACAATTATGAAAGCAAAAGAATTAGCACAATTATTGGAATTAGTAGTAAGAAAGGTTGTTCGTGAAGAACTTAAACCTATCATTACGGAAGTTAGAAATGCTTCTAAGCCAATTATCAAAGAAGTAAAAGTTAAAAAAAGAATAGTTGAAAAAGACCCACTAGATATTAATTTATCAGAACTTCTTTCTGAAGATAGTGGAACACCTAAAACAGAACAAAAAACATTTATTAAGAATCCAATGTTAAACGATATGTTAAATGAGGTAGCTGATAGTGGTGAGTGGAGAAATCTCAATGATACTCAATTCTCATCTAATCAAGCTCAATCATTTATGCAAGGTGGTTCTACTTCAGTAGCACCAACCGTTGATATAGATGGTAGACCAATTGATACGAGCAATCCAGAAGTAGCAAATGTAATGGGAGCTATAACTAAAGATTATTCTCAATTGATGAAAGCGATTGATAAGAAGAAGGGTAGATAGTGATGGCTAAAGAGAGAAAAGAATATTTCTACAATCCTATAGACTTTAAAAAGGATGTTGCTGTTGGCATTAAACTACCATTTGGGAAACCAAACGGATTGTTTACACTAAGTTATACAACTGAAGAGCAAGCAGTATCTAATTTGAAGAATCTATTATTGACTAAAAAAGGTGAAAGACCATTTCAACCATTATTTGGTTCAGATGTGTACGCTCAACTATTTGAAAATATAGATTTGAACCTTAGTGATAGGATTTCAGAAACTCTCTCGAAAGATATAAAATTTTGGTTACCTTATATAGTTATTGACAATATAGATATTGAAACAGAACCCGACAGAAATTTTGTAAGAATAAAATTAAGATTTAGGGTAACGGAGCAGGGTGCAAATAGACAAATAATAATATTTGTTGATTCAGCTGGAAGCGTAATAGAATAGGTTAAAGATATGGCAAATAAAAAGAAATCAGATTTAGTACAAAAGGATGTATCGTTAGTCGGTAGAGATTTTGGAGAGTTTAGAAAAAACCTAATTGAGTTTTCTAAAAACTACTTCCCAAATACTTACAATGATTTTAACGAATCATCTCCTGGTATGATGTTTATGGAAATGGCATCGTATGTGGGTGATGTGTTATCATTCTATACAGATACACAATTAAGAGAATCGTTACTAAGTACAGCCGAAGAGAATGTAAACTTATTTAATATAGTAAACTCTTTAGGATATAAACCTAAGAATATTATTCCAGCATCAGTAACAATGGATGTATTTCAATTAGTACCAGCAACTGGGGTTGGTGATAATGTAAAACCTGATTTTGATTACGCTATGACAGTTGGGGCTAATATGATTATTGGTTCTACGGATTATTCAGATGTAGAGTTTACAACTATAGCTCCTATTGATTTTGCGTTCTCATCATCATTTGACCCAACAGAAATATCAGTATATCAAATAGATGAAAATACAAATGTACCAGTTTACTATTTGTTAAAGAAACAAATTAAAGCTACTAGTGGTAAAGAGAAGGTAAAAACCTTTAATTTTACATCACCTAAGATATACGATAAGATTAAGATAGAAGAAGAAAACTTAGTTAGAATAAAAAACATTAAAGATTCAGATGGGGATACTTGGACTAGAGTTCCTTACTTAGCACAAGATACTGTATTTGAACAAATAGATAACAACGAAGATAACTCAACATACCTACACCAATACAGTGGTGATACACCATACCTCTTAGAACTTAACAGAGTTCCTAAAAGATATACAACAAACTTTGAAGATGATGGTATAATGGTTATTGGGTTTGGAGCGGGTATATCATCTAATGCAGATGAAGAGATAATTCCTAATCCCGATAACGTAGGTTCAGCACTTTATGCAGAAAATCAGAATTTAGATACAACATTAGACCCATCTAACTTCTTATATACAAAAACCTATGGTGTTGCACCACAAAATACAACTCTTACTGTTACTTACTTAATAGGTAATGGTATTGTAGATAATGTTCCAGCTGGAGATTTAGTTAGTGTTGTATCAAGTAACACTATTTTCAAAAACGAAATAAATTTAAACAAAAACTTAGTTTCATTTTGTAAACAATCAATAGCATGTTCAAATCCAAACGCAGCTGTTGGTGGTAAAACAACAGAATCTCAAGAAGAAATTAGACAGAATGCTATGGCATTCTTCGCCGCTCAAAATAGAACTGTAACGAGAGAAGATTATGTAATGAGATGTTACGCACTTCCACCTCAATTCGGTTCAGTAGCAAAAGCATATTTAGTTCAAGACTATCAATTGGAAAATTCAAAAGTAGATGGTCAGTATATCAATACTGAGATTCCAAACCCATTAGCATTAAATTTATATACTTGTGGTTATGATAATCAGAAAAACCTAACGGCTTTAAATCCAGCAACAAAGTATAATTTAAAAACTTATATATCATATCATAGATTGTTAACAGATGCAGTTAATATTAAAGATGCACATGTTGTAAATATTGGTGTAAACTTTGAAATTGTAGTTTTACCTGAGTATAACTCTAACGAAGTTTTATTAAGAGCTATTGATAGATTAAAAAGTTACTTTGATATTGATAATTGGAGAATTAATGAACCAATTAATCTATCTAAGTTATATGTGGAGATTGATAAGGTAGATGGGGTACAAACTGTAGTAAGACCTGATAAAGATGGTAAGGGTGGTTTACAAATTACTAATAAATTTAATGGAAACTACTCACCAAACAAATATAGTATAATTAACGCAACCAAAGGTGGTGTAATATATCCGCCTAAAGACCCATCCATATTTGAAGTTAAATTTCCAAATACAGATATTAGAGGACAGGTTATAACACAGCAGTTCTAAACGAGGATATAGTATGATTTATAGAATATACGGACAAAAAGACACTACGATTTATGAGTTGAACACTCGCAAGTCACAAAACACAGGTTTAGATGAAGTCTTAGAGGTTAGTAAACTTTACGATGAGGCTACTCAATCTACACTTGTAGGTAATAGTAGAGTATTAACTAAATTTGATATTGCTGCTATATCTAAATCTATAGTAGATGGTGATATCCCTTCAAGTCCTAATTTTCAATTGAACCTAACATCTGTAGGTGAAGAAGAAGTATTATCAGAATACAAATTAGAAGTTTACCCAGTATCACAAAGTTGGTCTGAGGGTATGGGGCAATTTTATGATACCCCAATCAATAGTGATGGGTGTAGTTGGGAGCGACGTGAAGGAACTTTATTATGGAATGTAGGTGGAACATCCATATTTAACGGAGTAGCCGTAGAAACAACACCAAAATCAGGAGTTGTATTATACGAATCATTTACGAATGGTACTGGTTCAGCTCATTTAACAGAATCTATAAATGATTTTAATGGAAATGAACCAAGCGCATTAATACAAAACGAAAAACTAATTATATCAGCATCTAACTTCGCAGGAACTACATTAGTATTTCCAGCGTATCTACAAAATGGTATTAATTATGGAGTACAATTTCAAATAGACCCCGCATCATTTGATGATGTGACATTCAGAATCAAAGACCCTAATGGGGTTCTTAAAACTGAAGGAGATTATGCTGGTATGGTAGGTGCTATAACTGCATCATCAACTCAATCATTTGATTTAACAGCAACTGCAACCGGTGAGCATGAATTAAGATTTACGTTCTTTGATGGGAGTGGTGATGGTACATCAACCACTGGTTCATTTGATGAAGTTTATGTTTATCAAAAAGAAGGTAACTTAATAGTATGGGATACGTTTACTCAAAACGAAGGTAATTTTAAATTAAGAAACAGAGTTAATCATTCTATAGATGCAAACATAAGAATGTTCGCATCAGAATCTAAATTAAATTTATATGCAAAAGAAGGTGGTGCTGATGCACAATACTCAATAGAACTTCAAAAAGGAGTTAACTATCAATTATCCTCATCAATAACGCCTGGTGATTTTAGTCAAATAGATTTTACAATATATGATGCAGATGGGTTGAATATGAGAACAGGTGTAGATGGATTGAGAAGTAAATTTACTTCAGCTGGAACACAATCGTTATCATTTACACCAATAAAGACTGGAAATTATATATTCGCATACACATATTTTAATTCAGCAAACTCATCGATGACTGGTTCATTAGATGATTTCAAATTAACATATACAGGTTCCATCTCTACAGCTGCTGTATCTGAAGCGGGGTGGAATAAAAATTCTGGTGGAGCTACTTGGTACACTGCTTCTGTGGATAATACACAATACTCACAAACATTTTCAAAATATACTAATAACTTAAACTTAGATGTTACAAAATATGTAACAGATATGTTGGAGCTTGCTAGGCCTAATGATGGGTTCTTAATTAAGAGAAGTAGTTCGGAAGAAGCTGATTCTTTAAAATATGGTTCATCTAAATTCTTTTCAAATAATACCCATACTATATACGTTCCTACATTGGAAGCTAAGTGGGATGATTCAACATTCGCAACAGGTTCACTTACAGAACTAACATCGGATGATATAACGTTATATATGAAGAATTTAAAAACAGAATATAAAGAATTATCAAGAGCTAAATTAAGAGTTGTTGGTAGAGAAACATATCCTCAAAGAAGTTTTACTAATTCGGCACCATACACCCAAATTAAATATCTCCCATCAACTACTTATTACCAGGTTAGAGATGTAGAAACAAATTTAGTATTGATTCCGTTTGATACGGCTTATACAAAAGTAAGTTGTGATTCAACTGGAAACTTTTTTGATTTTAGATTTAATACATTACAACCTGAGAGATTTTATCAATTCGAATTTAGAGTTGATAGAAATAGTAATAAGCAATATTTCGATGGGTTCGTATTTAAAGTGGTAAGATAATGGCAGAACAAAATATAACAACAGAGCAAGAACAACAACTTAGAGATATTAAACGAAATAGCTCTAATCAGATTGTGTCTTATACTATAGATACGGATGAAACACCAGGGTTAGCGTATGGGTATAAAAAAGTACCAGCCGTTTTTACAAACTATGAAGAATCTGTATTTAACCGTACTATTGACCAATTATCAAATGAGTTAATAGTCAATCTACCAGAAGTACCATTAGAAATAATACAACAAAACTTTATAGAGGAATCAAACCTATATGAAGTTCAAGGTAATAAATTAGTATCCATTCAGGGTGCAGAACCAGAGGATGAACCAAAAGATGAATTTAGTGGTAGATATGAATTATCATCAGCAGCCCAATCCGCTAGAGATAAAAAACCTGATGAAGTTGGAAATGGGTACGCATTTCAGAATTCTCACTTTGGTGGTGTAAGTTACTATAATAATGGAGTAAGGGATGAATCTGATGGATACCTTACTTCAGCAGGTCATAAAGAAATACGATGGGATACTAAAGTATTCGGACCAGAACTGCAAGACTTTGGATATAGAGTTACTAAAGAATTAATAGAATCGGGAAGAAACCTTAATATTAGAGCAGTGGTTAGTTTTTGTATAGCACATTCTAATGGAAATGATGTAGGAGCATACGCTTCTATACGAAGGCAAAGAGCTGGTGATTTCGCTGTCCCAACATATAGATTTAATACAAAAGGACAGACGTACACGTCTCCATCATACCCAATGTTACAATGTGTATTAGATATTCCAAACTCACAATTAGTAGAAAATGATTTATTCCAAATATCATCAGTATTTGGTTCGATTAATGATGGAGTTTATATTTATGGTCATAAGTGTGTATTTGAAGTAACGGCACAATTACCTGAAGAACCATCAATATCTTGGCCGCCATTCGGTGATACGGTAGCTTCTGGTGGAAATGTAGCAATAGGAAATCAAGATGAAGCACAAGAAACTGAAACTAGGGCAGATTAATAAAAAGGTAACAAATGGGAATAGATAGATTTCAAAATACGGATATATTAGTATCATCAAAGGTACCTGTAGAGTCTGTCCAAGTTTATTCCTTATCGGATTTTATAAACTTAGAGAAAAATATACTAAAATTACAAACAGGTAATTTAGATACACAAACTTTAGTAGAATCACATATATTTTCAGCAGATAAATTGGTTCATTCAAATGAACCTTATTCAATTAATTATCAAAATAATACTACAGAAGAAGATATAGATGTTGATATCTTAGTAAAACCTGAAGGTGATGTTAGATTAGGTAATTTAGATTCAGGGTACTATAGTTTAGTTTACAATTTTGTAAAAAAACTATCACCTACAATGAAGGTTGCTAATATAAATTCAGATGGAACTGAATTAGAATTAGTAGTAGAAAGTGATAACTATAATTTACAAACATTATTTAATCTTGTAACTAACCCACCTCAACAAGGAATTGGAAAAGCTGGAGATAAGTTAAATTTAGCATTAAACTTTGGGCAAAACGAAATATCAATGATTACTGATATTAGTTTTTATAACAATAAAAGAGTAGGTGAGATAGTAACAAACGTATTACACCCCACAGGTAGTATGACTAATGGTTCACTAACATTCTTTTCTCCATCAACTGAGGGTAAGGATGCAAACCAATGGATTGAATTCTACAATGATGAATTACCCAACAACTTTCAAAAGAATGTTTTCAGAGCTACTGGAAGAAGTGCACGATTTAATTTAGTAATAAACGAATTCGGAAACGCAGAGTATCAACAGGAAACAAATGCAAATGGGGAGAAGGAGTATTACATTCAAGGAAATCCTATAACTGATTTACAATACCCAATACCAGCTGGGTGCGAATACTATAACAGACCTCCTATAAGTAATTGGACTAGAGGGTACTCCGATATTAAAAAATATTCTAAAGTTAGATACTACGATGAATCATTTGTCCCATCTAAACTTCATAGTGTAATAATAAAATTATACAAACCTTTAAAAGATGGGTTATCCCCATTCAATTGTACTATTGATAATATGGTAAGGGAATCTTACATTGATAGAGTACTATTATATGATATAGATAAACCATCAGAACAACCTAACTTCTCAGCACCAAACTTTAAGATTGATATGGGTAACTATGGGAAATCTCAAGGTACTGATTTAAAAAGTTGGAATGATTTATTAGATACTAACCTTTCAACTTCACAACAAATAATTGATAAGTATATTAGTGGTTCGTTTGGTAATGTGAATCTTAATTTAGATTACACATACTTTGGTAACTTTGTAAAATACTCATCAGCTGTTGAGCGTGTAAATAATCTAAAATACAAACTATCTCTTATAGAACAATTTGATGCAAGAATAAATACATTAGAATCAGTAAGTGGTTCGGATGCATCAACAAATATATCACAATCTATATCAAGAAAAGATAATGTTGTAAGTGGTATGGATGGTTGGGAGCGTTGGATGTATCAAGAATCTACTGGTTCTTTATATACTCATTATAGTTCTTCCAATTTCCAATTACATCCTTGGCCAAAGCAAAGTACATATCCTAATGTAAATTATAGTGTAACTTCATCTGAAGCAATAAGCGCTTATAATGGTTTAATAGATTCGGCAAGTATCTTTGATTCACTTAACGATGCTAGATTAACAAAAGTAGTACCAGCCTCAATTGTTGAGGACCCGTTAAATCAAGAATATGTTTTATTCGTAGATATGATTGGGCATCATTTTGATATAACTTGGTCTTATATAAACGCATTAACATCTGTTAACGAAAGAGAAGAACATCCATACGATGGTATGCCAAACGAACTTCTTTATGATGTAGCAAAATCTATGGGTTGGAAACTAACACATGGTAAAGATACATCTGAGTTATGGGAGTTTGGATTGGGAACTGATAAGTTTGGTAATGTACCTAATAGTGGTTCACTCCCATCTAAATCACACGAACAAATTAATAATGAAGTATGGAGAAGAATTGTAAACAATATTCCATATCTTCTAAAAACAAAAGGTTCGGCAAGAGCCGTTAAAGCATTAATTGCTACATATGGTATTCCACAAACATTCTTATCAATTAGAGAATATGGTGGACCTATAATTGAAAATAATGTAAGGCAATATTGGGAACATGATAGATTTGTTTACCATTTAAGAATGGATAAAGATAACTACATTACAGTTCCTTGGGATAAGGTTACTGATATAGACCCAGCAACTTATGAAATTAATGACCCAAACCCAATAGATGTTATAGAAATACAACTTCAACAAAACTTAAATAGAGATACTGGTATAATCAGAAAAGGAAATGATTTTGCAGTATTATATGAATCAACTACACCAACCGATTTAAGTAACTCTAAAGGTAACATACACTTTTATTTAAGTGGAAGTGGTGGATATAAATCAGCATCTATAAATGATGTGAATATATTTGATTCTCTTATGGGTACATTATTAATTGAAAGAGAAAATTCAGTTGATGATATAACTAAAGATAACATATACAAACTACAGTATAGAAAAAATAAAAAAGATAGAATAACAATAAGTGAATCTGCTAGTATATCAATTAATGGTTCAACCGAATCATCATATAATAAAGCTTGGGTAGATAGTGGTACTGTTGAATTTGGTAATTCATTCGGAACTATATCAGGAGCCCCAACCATTTGGGGTGATGTAAATCCAATGAGTGGTTCTATTCAAGAGATTAGATATTGGGCTGAAGCATTAAAAGATATTGTTATCGATGAACATACTCTATCTAGAGAATCATATCATGGTAACGCTATGACATCATCTTACTTTGATTTAAAGTTTAGATTTTTACCAGATTCTAATTTAAAGACAATTAACAATCCTGATTCACATGCATCACAGCATCCGAATCAAAAAGTATTTAAAACAGAAAACAATTATATACTATCAGCATCATTATTTAATTTTGAAAACGATGATTTGATTGGTGTAACTGAAGAGTACTACACAAAAGTACCATCAGCTGGGGCTAACAATATTATGAATAATAAAGTTAGAGTTGAGAGTAACCCATTGAGAGGTGTATTAAATACAGATAACAAAGTAGAAAAATCCCAATACGATTCAGCACCAGTTGATTCAAATGTGGTGGGTGTTTATTTAGCCGCTACTAAAATGTATAACGATGATATCATAAACCATACAGGTTATTTTGAAATAGATAATTTAATTGGCGATCCTGATAACAGAAGTGGATATACAGAACAAAACGAACAATTAGATTATGTTCGTAGACAAGTATTTAAAAAATACTCAAACAAAAACTTAATCAATAATACGATTGATATTCTTGCTAAATACGATATGTCGGTGTTTGAACAAATTAGACAAACGATGCCAGCTAGGGTTGATTACAACTCAGGTATATTAATAGAACCACATATTTTAGAAAGACCTAAAGTTAAATCATTTTCAAAGGTAACTCAGACTAGACCTATGTATGATGTAACAATAGCAACAATGGAAAGACCATTAGAATCATCTTTTCATTTATTTGAAACTGAAATAACAAATTCATACAACATATCTGCAGAAGAAGTTGGTTATGAAACTGAAATAACAAATTCATACAACATATCAGCTGAAAATATACTTTATGAAGGTGATTCTATAGATTTAGATAATCTGTTTATTATTACATCACAAAAAGATGATGTAGAAGATGTAGGTAATCCACAAATTAAAGATATGTACGCACCATCAACATACAAATACACAATACCTGTTTACAAAGCAGGTGCGGATGTTGGGGCTGGCTTAAATTGGAATACTGGTTCAAATGGAAGTTGGAACTACAACCCAATTGCAACTAATATAGTAAATAGTAAACCATCACAATATGCACAGAGTGTGAAGTTGTTCTTTAGTTCGGAACTATCAGCATCTATGAATCTTCCAAACTCATCATCACTAATCCCATCTCAGGTATCAACAGATGAATTACCATTAGCAGTTGAGAATTTAAGATTCTTAGGATGTAAGATGACATCTGACTCACTAACAACAAATTCACCTGATACTCCAGATGGAAAACCTGTAATAGAAATATTTAAAGCAGACCCTAATGTGTTAATAAACACATCACAAACATCAGAAGAAGGAAACTTAGATGTTATATCTGGAACTGGGTTGGGTACATTAGATATTGATGATTTAATAATCAATGATGACCTTTATTGGAAACGACTTAAAGAGTACAGAAGAGAGTTACAAGAGTTCAGAAGAAAGATAGAGAAAATGATTTCTATTGAAGATGCAAGAGCAGATGAGTTTGATGTGAGATATAAAAAAGAATTAAAACTTCGTGATTCAGAAATGTTCAGAAGAAAAGAATTTGATATAAAGAATGGTTCACCTTTTTAATAGGAGATAAGATATGGCAAGTAGAAGAAATATAAGAGACAGTGGTAATCGATTAAATAAACTAATCGATAAACGAATGAGCGAGCGTATATCTAGACCATTAATTAAAGACCCTAAAAGAAACGTTGATGAATCTACTAAGATATCTAAGGCAATAAAAGATCCTGAAGTTTTAATAAAAATAGGAAAACCTTTAAAGGACAATATAGTAATCACTAAAGATGATAAGGTAAAAGAAAAAGATTTAATCAACTTAGTAAAACCATTACCTACATTGGATGGTAGTGTAGATTCAATTATACATGATATACTAAATCCAAAAGCAGAAGAAATCCTGTCAGACCCAGTATTAGATGTTAAAGATTATAACGAAGAAGATAAGCGTAGGATATATATAGAAGAAGTTGAACGTAGGGAGATTGAAGATGAACGATTCTTAAAGATACAAGAAGCTTTTCAAGATGAGATTAAGAGAAGAGAAATGTTCAGAGAAGAATTGAAGCAAATGAGAATTGATTTCGATATATATCTTAAAAAGAAGTATCCAGATATTGTAGGAGAAAAATCTATAAAGGATAAGGATATTGATAAGATTAAAGCAGAATCTATTCGTAATGCTGAATTGATATTACAACAGAAGAAAGCTCTAAAAGATAAAATGGTTAAGCGTCTTGAAGAAGAGAAGTTAAGAAAGCAAAAAGAAGTTAAAATGCTTACAAATACAAAAACAGAAAAAAACGTTTCAACTTTTTTAGAAGAAGAGATAATTATAGAACAGCAGGAGAAGATACAAAGAAATCCTGAGTTAGATGGTTTAAATAAGATAGAACGAACTATTAAAGAAATGAAGCAAATGGAAATCCGTTTAGGTAGACCAATAGTTCCACATAGAGATATAGTTGAAAGTGATGAATCCGATTTTGATTCTCAATCAGCAACTAAAGAAACGGATATACTTATCAGACCATCACAGAAATCTCCATTCGAAAATTACGAAGAAAAAAGAGAGATTTTAGATGTATTAAGAAAATCTTTGGGTGGTGATAACACCGAAGAAGATTTATGTGTGAAGTATGATAAAGAGGATAGAAAACAAAGATACTAATCAAAAATATTAAAAGTTAGTGTAAAAAGTTTTTTTTTAATATTTATATAAGAAAACAAATTGTAAAAGGGTATAACAAATGGGATATTTAGATAATTCATCAATAACAGTAGACGCTATTCTTACCAAAAAAGGTAGAGAGCTTCTAGCAAAAGGTAGAGACTTCTTCGTAATCAGTCAGTTCGCATTGGCAGATGATGAGGTAGACTACGAACTATGGAATCCAGCGCATCCGCTAGGTTCGGACTATTATGGTATCATAATAGAAAACATGCCAATAGTAGAGGCAGTAACAGATGAGAATTACTCATTAAGATATAAGTTGTTAACACTTCCAAAAAATACAATCAGAATTCCAATTATTCAATCAAACCCAAGCTCAATTAGTTTAGAAGAAGGTGGACAATCACAGACTGTAACATTAACTACTAAAAATGGTGGAAATGATACATTAGGTTATACTGTAACGTTATTGAACTCAGATGCGGCATCTGTAATAGGTGATGGTAGTGGGATAGCAAACAACGCAGATGCAGTTGGTGCTAATGAAGATAGAAGAAGTGTTACTATTAGTACAAATAGTACATTTACAATTAATACTAAAGTATTAGCAGATAACACAGATATTTCAACAAAAATATTTGTTATCGGAAATGAAACAGGTGGTAGAACAGAAATTGATTTAACTGTAACTAACAACCCTGATATTTCAGTAGGTAACACATTGGATTCAACAATATAAAGAAATAGGGAATAGATATGGCAATTTTACCAGCAGGTTCGTTTAATACATCAAAAAGAGTTTACACAGCACTAAAAGTAGGTGATGTAGTAGAAGGTGGTGTAGAAAAAGTGACAAGAGGTTTGTGGAGTGGTAACGTAGGAACGTTAACATCATTTCATACATCTTCAGCACAATCAGATATTCAGAAACAATACTACTATGAGGTATTCGATGGGATATCTACAGCAGTTACATCTGAATCGCAATTTTCAATAACATATGGGCACAACCAAGGTAGTGGTTCATTAGGGCAGAATGAAGATTCTCCATCTAATGCAATCTATTCACAATACGCACAAATCCTACTTCCTGATAATCAGAGAGTATTTAAGTTTAACAATACAGCAACTCAGCACATTTACGCAATTAATATGAATCGTGCTAGATTGAAAGATAGATTAGATCCAGGTAACTTCCAATTAAATTTAGCTAAACTTAATGGAGCATCAACTCCGGCAGTAGATTCTTCTAACTTAGTAATCAACTTAATTGATAATAGTGGAGATACTCAACAAGCAGCAACACAAATTGGTAGAGTATATAGTTTAGTTTCAGGTTCAATCCTAAACGGAGTTGAAAATTCAGCTATTGAATATGGTTCTGTATATCCTGAGCAGGGTGTTATTATACTAAATGCTCAGAAGTTAGATTTAGCACAATTAAATTTTGGTACTAATGTAGCTTCAAACACAAATGGTGATAATGCATTCAGATTATTTACATCAATTAGTGGAGCGGCCGCTATTAACGCTAATAACGGATTTGCAGCAAGAAATGAAGAAAAAGTACAATCAACATTCTATTTCATAAGAGCTAAGAATGGTGAGTATAACTTCTCAAACAATCCGTCTTTTACTACTGGTTCAAATGGGGCATTTAAACAAACCACATTTGCAAACAATCCTAAATCGTATATTACGACTGTTGGATTATACAATAGCACACAAGAACTATTAGCAGTGGCTAAGTTATCTAAACCAATTTTAAAATCATTTTCAAATGAAGTATTGGTGAAAGTTAAGTTAGACTTTTAAATAATATTTTAAGAACGATAATGAAACCGCATGGCAACAGCTTACAAACCAATCAATGGGGGTGGCATACAATTAAGACCATTCAATACTCACAAGCGCTGGGTAGTTACTGATATTAATCAACGAAGTGATTCGTTTTTAATTTCGGTAATAAAAGGTATATCCCCAGCTTTTGGTGAGAAGATTAATGTTTCGGAATCAATATCAATCCCAGCATACAGAGAAACCGACCAGATAGATAATTCATCTTCTGGAAATACTCCGTTTATTAAATTAAAACATCAAAAAGTTGTATGGTCAGGCCTCAACCAAATGTTTTTCAAACATAGACCTAGAATTGAAAGAGATTTATATGCATCTGCATCAATATTCTCAGTTCCACAAAACAGAATAGGTGATGGTATTAAATTTGGTAGTGTAGAAGTTATTGATACTTCTATGACTTCATCAAATTGTAAATCAATAATTTTAAAAGATTTAAAAGTTGATGAATTCCACGGTCATTTATATGATGATGGTTTAGATACTGGTTCGTATGTTCCATTTGGTAACTTAGTAGGTTATTGGGGATTCAACGATGAGGTAGTTCCAAGATACACAAATTACGATGATGTAATTGAAGATAGAAGTGGTTACTTAAATAATGGAGTTGGTAGGAATGTAAACTATTTACCCGGCATAAACACTACTGGAGATTTTCAACTAGCAGCCGGAACTAAGGTAGCATTCGATGGTGATAAATCATACATTAGAATAGACCACAAAAAAGAGTATGAGTTTTTCGAAACAACAGATTACTCATTATCAATATGGACTCACTTACCAACAACTCAAAAAGATACAGCAACTTCGTTTAATACGATAGTATCTAAAAGAGGAACTGAAAAAGATTACGGACAAAACCAATTACTACAAGATGAATTAAGAAGAAGAAATATAGTATCACCAATCTATCCGTTTGATATTGAAGTAAAAAATCAAACAACTGGGGCGGATAGTGGAAAAGTTACGATATCTTTATCAAACGGAAATCAAACTGTAGTAGCCGAATCAACAACTAAAATAAATGATAACTTACCTCATCATATTTGTTTTAATAAAAACGCTGAAAAATTAGAGCTATGGATTGATGGTGTTAAAGAAAGTACAGGGTTATTACCTACAAGTGGTAGTAACAAAGTAATTACACTAAAAGGTATAACTAATACATACGATATCACATTGGGTAGTAAAACTCTATCAGATGGGTGGGCTGAGGATAAAGCAACAGACCATAATGTATTAAGTGGTTCGTTAGATGAGTTCCGTATTTACAATAAAGCATTATCTACTAACGAAATAAAATCATTAGCAAACAATGATTATTTAACAGGTTCAGCATTTCAAACTAACGTAGTTGGTGAAGTATTTTATAATCACGGATTAATGGTAGTATCAGACCCAAGACCAAAATATAGATATATTTGGACAGGGCAGACTGGAAATTGGGATTATGGTACTGAAGTTGGAACTACAAATGTATCTCAATGGGGACACCTTACTAAATACAAATCATCAAAAACGTTACATGAATTAAATATATTATGTGAAGTAGGTTCTAATGAATTTAATGTATCTCAAAACCCAACGTTGAAATTAAATAACAATGCAAATAGTTCTATAATGAAAGGGTTTGTTACTGGTTCTGATTTTAAGAATTACTATACAGCAATTGGGTTATACAATCCAAATGGTGATTTAATAGCAATTGGTAAATTAGCATCGGCAATTCAAAACAGAGATGATGTAGATATTACAGTAAAAGTTAGATTAGATTTAGATGGGGCGTTTGGAGCACCTGGCACTGGTTCTTTAATGAGTGGTAGAACCGCTACAATTACTGAAGTTAAAGATAAGCAAGGTAATAGTAAATTTGTTTGGGGTAAGTTAGATAGACCTGATATTTTAGTTGGTGGGGAATTGGGTGAAGCATTTGACCAACCAAATAGTTTCGCAGCTGATATGTATTCTCCAAATGTTTTACCACCTAACGACCCAACACCCGATGACCTCGAACCTTGGGAAATTCCACACAAATACACCAATAGATTTAGTTAGTATAAAAATAAAAAGTTATGAATAAAAAAGGAAATTGGTCCCATATCCAAAAACTGAAGGGTCATAAGAGTGGGTTAGAAACTCATATAGATGAACAATTAAAATCTAAAGGAATTGATGGTGAATACGAAAAGCACGAAGTATCATATACAATCCCAGCAACTCATCATACTTACAAACCTGATTTCAGATTACCTAATAATATCTTTATAGAATCAAAAGGTTGGTTCTTACCAGAAGATAGAAAAAAACATTTACATATAAAAGAACAGAATCCTGATATGGATTTAAGGTTCGTATTACAATCTCCAAATTCTAAAATATACAAAGGTTCTAAAACCACATATGCACAATGGTGTGAGAAGAACGGATTCAAATGGGCAAAAAAAGAAATCCCACAAGAATGGATAGATGAAAAAGAAATTCAGAAATTCTTTGGATAATCCAATTATTATTTGTATATTTATAACAATATGGAAGAACAGCTACTATCTTTATTAGAATCAATCTTAGGTAAAGCTAAGAAAACATCAGGCGATAACTATGCGTTTTGGTCTCCGTTTGTGAATCATCATAAACCTAAATTGGAGATAAACATAAAGTTAAATTCTAATGCCGATAACCCTTGGCATTGTTGGATATCTGATGAAAAGGGTAAATCAATACGCTCTCTTTTCAGAAAACTTAAAGTATCTAAGGAAGTATGGGATGCACACAACTCAATCTTTAGTAGAAAGTATAGATACTCAAATTTACCAAATTCTGAAAATAATGGTAAAACTGAGTTGGTTCAACTCCCATCTGAATACATTCCATTATGGAAGGCTTCCACATCAGTTATAAGGAAGCATGCTATATCTTATTTGAATAGAAGAGGTGTAACACCAGCAGAGGTATTAAAGTACCAAATGGGGTATTGTGAGGAAGGTATATACAAACATAAAATAATCGTACCATCTTATGATGAGAATGGTATGTTAAATTATTTTGTAGGTAGAAGTTTTTATGATTCTGCATTCAAACATAAGAATCCTGATGTATCCAAAGATGTAGTAGGGTTTGAGATGTTTGTTAATTGGGATTTACCAATTGTAATTTGTGAAGGAGTATTTGATGCTATAGCAGTTAGAATGAATAGTATTCCATTGTTTGGTAAATCACCACAATCGGAACTACAAAAGAAAATAATGAGTAAGGGGGTAAAAAGTGTGTATTTAGCATTAGATTCCGATGCATTTAAGAATTCACTTAGATTCGCAGAATCCCTTATGAATAACGGAGTAAATGTTCACATCGTTGAACTAAAAGATTCAGACCCATCAGATATGGGTTTTAAAACTATTAATGAAAAAATAAAAAATACTGAATTACTTTCACTAAGAAAGTTAATGGAGTATAAGTTATTAGGTGTATGAGAAAATCAAAAAGAATTAAGTATGATGGTACAATCAAAAAGATTTACCACATAGCTGATGTACATATCAGAAATTTAAAAAGACATAAAGAGTATAGAGAAGTATTCGAAAACCTTTATGAGTACATAAAAACCACCAAAACTGATGATAGTGTTATCGTTCTTTGTGGGGATATTGTTCACGCAAAAACGGATATGACTCCTGAAGTTATAGAGATGACACAAACATTTCTAAAGAACTTATCAGATATGTTACCAACCATTTTAATACCAGGTAACCACGATGCTAACCTAAATAACCCATCTCGATTAGATGCGTTATCACCAATTGTAAATGCACTAAACCATTCAAATCTACATTATCTGAAGGATGATGGAGTTTGGAAAATGGGTGGAATTTCCTTTTCACACTCATCGGTTTTTGGGGAATCTAAGGAAATTATCCCATCTGAAGAGGTACATGGTGATTATAAGATTGCTTTATATCATGCTCCTGTCGATAAGGTAAAAACAGAATACGGATTCCAATTAGAGAATAAAAACGTAAAAGTAGATTCATTCGATGGATACGATTTAGTACTATTAGGTGATATTCACGTACCAAATCAATCACTAAACGATGAGGGTACGATTAAGTATTGTGGTTCTACAATTATGCAGAATCATGCTGAAGCTAAGTATCCTGAGCATGGAATCTTAGTATGGGATGTTCAAACCAAAGAATCGGAATTCGTTCCAATTCACAACGATTATGGGTATGTTACTATTGATGTAGAAGATGGTAAAGTGATTGGTAATCCAACAATTCCTAACAAACCTCGTATGAGAGTTAGAGTTAAGGATACATCCCAATCTCAATTAAAGAAAATCATATCAGAGGTAAAAGTAGGTAGGAAAGTACAGGAACTAACAATTCAAAAAGTATTATCAGATAGAAAAGATTCTAGTGGTAATTCGAGCCTAACCCTACAAAACGTAAGAGATATTGGATTTCAAAATCAAATGATGGAATCGTACTTATCTGATAAATATGTTATAGCTGATGAACAACTGGAAGTTATACGAACTATTAACCAAGATATAAACAATAAATTGGGTAGTGTTAAGGGTATGAAGAATATTATATGGAAACCAAAAACATTTGAGTTTTCAAATATGTTTTCATATGGACCTAAGAATATAATTGATTTCTCACAAATGAAAGGTGCATATGGGATATTCGCACCAAATGCTAGTGGTAAATCATCACTATGGGATGCGTTATCGTTTTGTTTATTTGATAGATGTTCTCGTACAACAAAAGCATTAGATGTTTTAAATTATTCTAAAACAAAATTCGATTGTAAGTTTAATTTTGAGATAAATGGGGTAGATTACTTCATAGAACGAATTGGTAAGAAATCTCCAAAAAGAGGAACTGTAAAGGTAGATGTAGAATTTTATTGTATAGTAGATGGTATTACTCATTCATTAAATGGTGAGGAACGTAGAGATACAAACTCTATAATTAGGCAGTATGTAGGTTCATACGAAGATTTCATTCTTACAGCAATGTCTAACCAATCTAATAGTGGTGGGTTCATTGAAAAATCACAAAGAGAAAAGAAAGAACTACTTGCTCAATTCTTAGATATGAATGTATTTGAAGAATTATATCAAATAGCTAATGATGAGATTAGGGAGTTAAGTGCACTCTTAAAAGATTATAAGAATCAAAACTTTACTGATAAGTTAGTAGAAGCAAAAGAGGATTTGGAAAAGAATCAAAAGGTATTGGTAAAGTGTAATGATAAAATATCTAAGTTAAAGGGTAAACGAACACTTCTTAGAGAAGAAAAGGATATCTTAATATCAGAATTAAAAAACGTAGATGATACTATAATAGATACAGATTCTCTAATAAGATTAAAAGATTCGCTGGAGTTAGAAATTTCAGATAAATCATCAGAATGTACGGATTATAAAGATGAATTGGATAATATATCAATTGAACTAAAATCAGTTAGTACTGAATATCAATCATACGATTTAAACAAATTACAAGAAAGCCATATAAAATACCAAGCATATGTTAATAGGTTAGAAGAGATAACATCATCGTTAGATACTTTAAATACTGATATTGAGCATAAACAAGAACATTTAGATGGTATTGGTTCTTTATCATTCGATGATGATTGTGAACATTGTGTAAAGAATAAAAACACTCCATTTGCTAAACAATCAAAAACATTATCAGATGATATAATTAAACTAACTTCCAAATCAAAACGATTATCTTCGGAAATACTGGATATGAAATCTGATATGTTTAAGTTTGATGTTAGAGAGGTATTAGTAAGTGTAAAAGAATTAAAAGATAAATATGATAAACTAACCAATCAGATTGAGAAGTTAGAGTTAACTAATAAATCATGTAACTTAGAGTTATCAGACTTAATAACTAAACTTAAATACACATCTTCAGATATAAGTAAATCGTTAGAACAAACGGCATCAGTAAAGCATAACATAAAAGTACAACAAAAAATTGATAAAACCAAATTATCTTTAGATATTATTGATGAAGATATTATGAATCTAAATGATGATATTATTGATGTTAGTGGTGATATTAAAATTTCACAAAACGTTATTAAAACTGTAAATGATTCTATAGATAAGTTAGAATTGATGGAAAAAAAGTATGAGGGGTATGAATACTACTTACAATGTGTAAGAAGAGATGGGATACCATACCAATTAATATCAGACATATTACCTAAATTAGAAGTAGAGATAAATAATATACTACAACCAATTGTAGATTTCCAAATCATACTTAATACAGATGGTAAGAATATAAATTCATATATAGCATATGGAACTGAAGAGTTTTGGCCACTAGAATTAACAAGTGGTATGGAGAAGTTTATTTCATCCGTAGCAATTAGAACCGCATTAGTAAATGTGTCAAATCTACCACGTCCAAACTTTATAGCAATTGATGAGGGGTTTGGTTCTTTAGATACAGATAACTTTAATTCTTTATATTTATTATTCGATTACCTAAAGAACGAATTTGATTTCATAGTTACAATCTCACATATAGATAAGACTAGGGATATGGTTGACCAAATAATAGATATCACAAAATTAGATGGATTTTCATCAATTAGATATTTATAGTTATAAGTGTATTTTTCATACTTATATATAAAGTAGAAACAGTAGGAGAAATGAATGTCCTTAGAATATAAATTTTCAGACAGAGAGAACTTAAAAGATATACAAACGTTCATCGTTGATGATAGTCAGCGTTCAACTAAGTACTTTAGAGTTTCTGATGTCCCACAGGTTTTACAAAAAGGTAAAAACTTATTAAGAATTACTGCTCATCCAACTAACTTAGTGGATGGTACTCAAATATATGTCGATGTTAGAGATTCTAACGGACAACCTATATACTTTGAGATTCCTGATTATTTAGAAGCTGATAAAAGTAGAGTAATATCTATATGGATTTATAACGATAAGGGTATTGATAACACTCCAAATGGCGAGGCTACTATTACTCTATTAGGTATTGCTAACGTTGATTTAAACGGAAATCCACTACCACCTAATCAGAGAGGTAAGATAAACGTTAAATGGCAAACTACATTAAATGTAGATAGAGATAGAAATAATTCATCAGAGATTATATTTAATCCTACTAACGTACCAAGCGTAGTAGTTTCTCAAAGTGTAGAACCATACGAAAACCAAGCACAAACCAATAACACATTAACACAAACAGTTCAGACTGGTAAGGCGAAGTATTTATTTAGTGGTACAACGCCTGTAATTCAAATTGCTGATAGTTCTACATTCAATTCTGAAATGATTGGTGGAACTATAATTCTGAATAACTTTACAGAACCAGCATTCCCTGTAGCTAATATTGAAGGACCAGAGAGTTCTACATTCTTTAGTTCATCAATTGAAAAATTATTAAATAGTACATATGTAAAGACATTAACAAACTTTACAACATCATTTGCTGGTAGAGAAGATTTAACACATACATACGAATCTGTATCTGAAGCAGATTATAAAATACAATATATTAAGAGTGGTTCTAATACAGTAACACAAAACAAACGAAACTTTGTAGATTTACAATTCAGTAACATAGACCCTATAACTGGTGTTGTAGATAAAATTAAAATATTAGCTAAATCAGAAGGATTATCTGCAGACTTTGAATTACTAAATGAAGTATCAATACCATATAGCTCTACAGCACATATAAAAGTACCTATTCCTTCTAAAAACTTAAATGACCCTAAGATACTAAAGTTATTATATTTAAACGCTGAGGGTAGTATATCAAGAACTGAAACAATATCAGAGCCATTTGTATTTGATGGTGAGCAAGTTTACATTGGTGGTGAAGAGAACTTAATTAGTGGTTCTATTTTTATATCCAATACATTAGGAACTGGTATTGAAATTGGTGGTTCTAGTAGTGGATTCATGCGTTCCGTTGGATACAGAGGTATAACTTCAGCATCATTAGGAAAAGCACCAGGTGGATTCGTAATCTATAGTGGTTCGGGTAATCTTGTATTTGGTGAAGACCAGCTATTAGGTGTTGGTATGCAGTTCGTTGGAGATAACGATGACAGACACCTTGTATTCTCAACAGCAAATGGTGGTATTTTAGATGTTAAAACTGATAAGTTCTTTATTGGTAATCTAACCGAACAATACATAAGTGGTTCGGATGGTAATATTGAAATTAGTTCATCTATATTTCACTTAGACCCTAAAGCAAATAGTGGAGAAGGTAGTTTAATAATTGGAGCGAACGCAACAATTCTATCAGATTTAACTGTAGAAAATATAAAAACACCAGCATTAATAAATGGCGCAGCATCTACTGAAACAAACTCATCCTCATCTATCAAAGCAGATGGTTTCGCAAGATTCGTATCAGCATCGATTGGTGGTTGGGGTATTACAACGGGTTCTATAGAAGGTGGAAACCTTATAATGAAACCTGAAGGTATCTTACAAACTAGAGATTTCGCAAGTGGATTAAAAGGGTGGAAGATTTCATCTGAAGGAAATGGAACTGCAGAATTTGAAAACGTAAGAATTAGAGGTACGTTAAGAACAACAACTTTTGAAAAAGAATCTGTAAACGCAGTTGGTGGACAATTATGGGTAGCTAACTCAACAACAATTACTGGTTCGTTAACAGACACAGAAACTACGATGTCTGTAAAGAACGCTAGTGGATTCTCTCAAGGTGAAATACTCCTTATAAAGAAAGTAGATAATACAGGTTTCCAAACAGAATATGTTTTATTAAATTCAGCATCAATAGATAGTGATGGTTCGAATGAAGATGAAACCTATGGTAGAATAATGGTACAGAGAGCATACGGAAGTGGTTCTCAAGGTGAATTCGTTGGTGATTTAGGTTCAGCAGCTCAATCATACGAAGATGGGCAAGTTATTGTTTCGACTGGTAAATTAAATACTGGTTATATCAAAATGAACGCAAATCCAAATGATGTGAATACACCATATATGGATGTTGTTGAAAGAACAGGTAGTGGATTATACGATGTAGCGTTAAAAGTAAGATTAGGTGATTTAAGTGGATTGGCAAATTCAGATTATGTGTTTGGTAATTCAAATCCAGGGTTTGGATTAGCAACCGATAATGTATTCCTTCAAGGTGGTATAATTGCAAAAACAGGTTCTATCGGTGGAATTAGTATGGCTGATGGTAAATTATTTACTGGAATACATGGGGCTTATAATAATGCTAATACTGGGTTCTATGTAGATTCAGGTTCTCAATTCTCATTAGGTAATAAACTATCTTGGAATCCATCAACATCTACATTATCAATCACTGGGCAGTTAAACTTCGCAGATGGAACATCCGTTGAAACGGCAATTGATAATGTATCAAGTGGTTCTATAGCACGAACAGTAGAACTATCAGCTGATAAATATGTAGTAACATTTGATGAGTTTGGAGATGAAGCACCATCTGGTCAAACAATAACACTAACCGCAACACCACAAAACTTTATAGGTGATGTGTATTATGAATTTTATAAAGATGCTACCATTCAAGGAAGTAGAAGTACAACAAACACATTCACTGTTAATACTGCATTGGAGAAACCAACTTCATCTACTCCTAAAACATATGAAGTAAGAGCATTTACAGGTTCTTCTGGTGGAACAGCCGCATCAACTGATAGTTTAACATTATTTGGATTACAACCTGGTTCGGATGGTGCTGCTGGTGTAGATGCAGTAACGGCATTTTTAACAAATGAATCACACACACTACCATTGAGTAGTTCAGGCGCAATTCAATCATATGCAGGAGCTGACACTCAAATGAAAGTATTTGAGGGTATTACAGATAAAACATCAAACTATTCATTTACAGAAAGTTCAGCAGCATATATAACGGTAACTTCATCATCAAATGCGTTTACGATAACAAATACCACATCACCATATAGTGGTTCAGTTACAATAACCGCAGTTAGTGAATCGGTATCATTATCAAAAATAATGTCGATTGGTATTACTAGACAAGGTGATGATGGCCAGGATGGAACTCCGGGTGTAAGTGGTGATAACGCAAAAACATTAATAGGAAGTGTAGATTCTCAGATATTCGCATTTGATGATTCAACAGATAACTCAGCAACGCCAGGTACAATTAACTTCTCATTTTCTCAACAAAACTTAAATGATGTTATTGTAAGTAGTGATATAACAATCACCACCGCAGATAGTAATAATGTTACAAACTTCTCATTCAACAATAATAGTGTAGGTGGGCCCACAAACCAAAAAAGTGGTATAGTAAGTGGTAGCGTTTCATATACAGGTGGATTTAGTAGTGGTGGTTTAAATGGAGCTAAGACTAGTTTACCATTAACCATATCTTGTACAAATGATACTCTAACGGATTCCGTAACAATATTTAAAGTAGAAGGTGGTAGTGATGGGGTAGGTGGTGTGGATGCAGTAACTACATTCCTAACCAATGAATCTCATACGTTACCTTCACAAAATGATGGAACTGTAGTATCATTCGTTGGAGCAGTTACTGATATGGAAGTGTTCGAAGGGACTACAAATAAGAATTCAGAATATACTTTTAGTAAAGATTCAACAACATCTGTAAGTTCATCTATAAGTGGTAACACTGTAACAATCACATCGATGGCACACGATAGTGGTTCGGTTATTATAACAGCAGTTAGTGAATCGGTATCATTATCTAAAACGATGACACTTTCTAAATCAAAGCAGGGTACTGCTGGTTTACCAGGAGCAGCTGCTAAGTTGTTATCACTATCATCAGATTCACAAGTATTCTCATTCCCATCAGCATCATCTAATACACCAATAGATAATGATGTATTGATTATTGTTAACCAACAAAATTTAAGTGGTACTATAGATGCTGGTGATATAACAATAAAAGATTCAGGTGGAAACACCTTAGCAGACCCAGCATTTGTTGCAAGTGTAACAGATGGAACAGGTCAAGTTAGTGGTAGTATAACATTCAATACAACTCTTTCATCCACCAAAAGTAAGTTACCGATTACGATTGAAGTATCTAAAGATGGATTAGAAGATAGTTTAAAAATATTTAAAATTGATGGTGGTGGAGATGGAGTAGATGGAACGGATGCAGTAATTGCTTTCCTTACAAACGAATCACATACATTCGCAGCTGATTCATCTGGCTCAATTGCAGTATTTGCGGGTGGTTCTACGGATATGGAAGTATTTGAAGGAATCACAAATGTAACTTCTAATTATGTTATATCATCATCTAATGGTGCTGGGGTAAGTGCATCGGATAGTGGAAACACAGTTACCATATCAACGATGACAGCTGATAGCGCTTATGTTAATATAAACGCTTCAAGTGGTAGTGTAAGTATAGATAAAATAATGAGTTTGGTTAAATCCAAACAAGGGCCTGATGGTTCAGATGGAACATCTGCTAAATTACTTATTGGTAGTTTAGATTCACAGGTTATGGCATTCGATGATGTTATAGATACATCAGCAACTCCATCTTCTATAGAATTTAGTTTTCAACAACAGAATTTAGTAGCACCTATTTCAGCAAGTGATGTTACAATACAAATGAATGGTGGTGGTAATATTACAAACTTTACATTTGATAATACAGACGCTGTTAGTGGTACGGGTATAGTAAGTGGTTCAGTATCATTTGCAGGGAATACAAATGCTGGTGGTATGGGTAGTGATAAATCAAAATTCCCACTAACCATATCAGCAACAAAAGATTCACTTCAAGACGCAGTAAAAATATTTAAAGTTGAGGGTGGTTCAGATGGTACATCAGGTGTATCAGCAATAACGGCATTATTAACTAACGATTCACATACACTTCCTGTAAGTTCATCAGGTGATGTAATATCATTCGCAGGAGCAAGTACAGATATTTTAGTATTTCAAGGTACATCAAATGTAACCAATGATTATACTATAAACACTGGTTCAATTTCATCTCATATTACAACAACGACTAGTGGTGATACTGTAACAATAACAAATTCAACAACTCCATTTAGTGGTTCAGTTGAAATTACAGCAACATCAGGTTCAGTTGTATTAACTAAATTGATGTCTATATCACAAGCACTGCAAGGAGATGATGGTTCAGATGGAGCGCCAGGAACATCAGCATCCTTAATATCATTAACTGGTGATTCACAAGTATTTGCGTTTGCATCAGCATCAGCAACAACACCTGATGATACAACAATTGAGTTATTTATTACTCAACAAAATTTAGGAAAAACTTTAACGGCATCTGATATAACAATTATAGATGCAGTTGGTGGTAGTCATAATGTACCTACATTTGCCCCTACTTCATTACCAAATAATAGTGGAGTAATAAGTGGTAGTTTAGTATTTAATACAAACTCACCATCTCCTAAAGCTAAATACCCAATAACGATAACAGTAACATCAGGATCTTTAAGTGATTCATTTAAAATATTCGCCTTAGATGGTGGAGCAGATGGTACATCGGGTACTGATGCTATTACTGTTATAGTAGGTAACGAATCACACACATTAGCAGCAGGTGCTGATGGTTTAGTTCCATCATATGTAGGAGCAGAAACTGATGTTACAATTTTTGAAGGTGTAACAGATAAAACAACAAACTACTTTATCAATGGAGTATCCAATACAGGCATTACTGTTGATAACGATTTTAACTCATTTAATTCATCATCCTTAAATGTTACAAATATGAATCACGATAGTGGTTCTGTAATAATCACTGCAATTAGTGGTGGTATCCATCATAGTGGTTGGGGAAGTAGAACTGGTGAAGATTGGGCTACCTCACAATTTCTTGTTGGGGGTGCTGGTGATATTAATGGAACTGATAACGATTGGCACTTAGTTGATAATCCTGATACTATAAGTATTGGTTCAGGTGATGGTGAATTAAGAAACAACTATGTTGAATTTGGTAATAATGCTGATAATGATAGGGTTTGGATAGCAGGTAAAGATATATTTGCTTATGATGATACTAAAACTTATTATATTGAAGCTAGGTTTAAAAGAGTTTCTGGTACTGGAACAGTTTATGTTGGTGTAAATGGTTGGAGTAATGAAAGCACAAAACGTAACGTAGTTGGTAGCAATACTTTTAGTAGTCAACATTATATAGCTGCAGCTGGGTTTTCATTTGGTGAAAACGAAGGTACAGATTGGGTAACTAAGAGAGGATATTTCTCAGGTCATGGTGCATCAAGTGCAACTAATAGTGGTGAATCTCCTGATATTAATAATCCAAAAACTATCCATACAAACGCAACTTATATATCACCAATGTTTATAGCTAGTCACCCTACCAACAACGGAGTAGTTAGATTAGATTATATTGAAATTAAAGAAGTAAAAGATGGTAGTGGTAATTTATCAACTGGGGTTGTAAAGATTGATAAAACAATGTCATTAGTTAAATCTAGAGCAGGTACTGATGGAGCTCCAGGAGCAGCCGGGTCTGGTTCTAAAACTGTATCATTAACTGCGGCAACTAATGTTGTAACATATGATGCAGATGGGTTAAACCCTTCACCAAGTGGTACAATTACATTATCAGCAAATTCACAAAACTTTACAGATGGGTACTTTAAATTTACAGGCGATGGTATAACAGATGAACTTACATATACAAATGGAGTATCAGCAAATGGTGATACAAAAAACTTCACAATTCCATCATCATATTTCTCAACTCCAAAAACAATTACAGTTAGTGTATCTGAAGCAGCTGATTCAACAACTGAATTAACATTTGATACAGTTACAATTGTAGCAGTTCAACCTGGCGCAGCTGGTGCTGGTGGGGTAGATGCAGTAACGGCATTCCTAACATCTGAAGCTGATGTAGTTCCAGCTGCTAATGATGGAACTGTTTCATCATTTAATGGTAGTGGTACTGAAATGTTTATATATGAAGGTGTAACAAACGTATCATCTAATTATACTGTAACAAACCAAAACTCAACAGACCTCACTGCAACAATCAGTAACAGAGTACTAACAATTTCAGCATTAACACCCGATAGTGGTTCTGTAATACTTACAGCTGTTAGTGGTGGTGTTTCAATATCTAAAACTTACTCAATAGCTAAATCTAAAGCTGGACCGCAGGGAGACCAAGGAGCAAACAATCAAGACTTCTCATTCTTAGATGCATCATTAAGTGGAGTACAAGGTACGTTAGCAGCAGGTTTACTAATGAACTCAGATGTATTTGGATATCATGGGGCAATTGGTAGTGGAACAACCGCAACATTAGCAGATTTCACATCATTCTTAGATAGTGGTGGTAATTTTTACTTAGGTGGAAATGCTAGTGGAGCAAGTAATCCAAGCGATGGTTACTTAGCATGGAACAATACTAATAAATCATTATTAATTAGTGGTTCAAACGCAAATATAGAAGTAGATAAGTTCTTATTAGGAAGTGGAACTTCACAATATATTAGTGGTTCGAATGGAAACGTAGAAATCGCAGGTGATGTAACCTTTAGAGGTAGACCTGATAACGGAGATGGTAATGTAGTATTCTTTGATGATTTCTCACAATACTCAGCTGTAGGTGATACAAATGGTGGTAATGCTCCAAAGATGGATGGGACAGGTGATGCTTGGTTTTGGAACAAAGGGGCGAGTAGTTCTACTCCATCATTAGAGGCAGATACGGATTGTATTTCAGGTAAAGCGCTTGTTGTAGGAAACAATAGTGGTGATGATGAAGCAAATATAATTTCTAATACATTGATACCATTTAATGAATCATCATTATATGAGGTAGAAGTTAGAATCAAAAGAACGGCTGGTACATCTAATACAAGAGCATATGTTGGTATAAACGGAATGCAATCAGATGGTGTAACTAGAGTTGGTTATGATGGGAATAATAATACTTCAGGTCATTATATTACTCTATCATCTAATAATTTAGGTACTGGTAATGGTACTGGGTATTTCCAAACATTCAAAGGTTATTTCAAAGGAGCAACAAGAACAGGTGGTTCAAATGGTGATACTACGATGCACGATGATAAAACTAATCCTGGAACGTTGAGAGCTGAAATCAATAATGGATTCATATCAGCATATCTATTATTGAACTACAATGATACGCAGGGTATAACGCATGTTGATTATATAAAAATAAAAGAATTTAGTTCTGGTGGTACAAGTAGAATTAGTGGTGATTCAATTACAACAGGTACTATAAAATCAAACAACTTATCAACCGATACAGGTACTGCGTTATATCTTAATGATGGTGTAATGAAAATTGGTGGTACTGGGGCATACACTACAGAAAAAGGTATATTATTAGATGGACCAAATGCTAAATTCGCAGTTGGTGAACTTGGTGGTAATTACATGAGATTTAATCATACTGCTGGTAAATTAGAAATCAGTACTCCTAATTTCGAAATAGATAGTGGTGGGGCAGTACAAGTAACTGGAGCTATCTCTGTTTTGGATGCGGATGGGAATGCAATTACACTTGGTGACCCTGCTGAAGCTGTAGAAAATCTATTTAACGAAATAACAAACCCATCGGCTGGTATTAGCGCATTGGATGGTAGACCTGCAGATTTCTTTTCAACATATGGGAATAATGTCGCAAGTAATATAAAATTTAGTGATTTCGGGGGTACTATTGGTAAAGTTGTAGAATTATCCAACCCTGGGGATACTACTATTGGAATGGCAACCAAAATTATAAAAAAGGAAGCATCTGCATATAGAATAACAATAACTGTTAAAGGTGGTGCTACCAACTATACATCAGGTACAACAGGTATGTATCTAAGAGTGTATGAATCTAATGATGCAAGTGCACGAGAAGATGGTGTAAAATTTATAACCCATGCTTCATATGCCAACAGCAGTAATTCAGAACCAGGTTCCCTTAGTACTAGTGGTGAAGCTACTTTAAGTTGGACAAAAATATCAGGTTCAGCTGGTGTAGGTAATGTAAGTAATAACTTAAATGGTTCTTATTGGCCACAAGAATGGATTACATATCAAACGAATTACACCCCATCAGCAGGGACTGAATTCTTTTCAATGAATATATTAAATTGGTCTGGGAATGGACTTAACTCTGCGTATGTTAGAGATTTAGTAATAAAACCAAAAACAAACCTTGGAACACAAATTGGTGGAAGGCAAATTAAGACTGGTGAACTACAATCACTTAACCTATCACCTAATGAGGGTTCAGTTATAAGTTTAGATAGTGGTTCTATGAAATTAGGTGGTTTTGTAAGTCCTGGTTTTGAAGTAACTAAAGAAGGATTCGTAACCGCAACTAATATTGTTGAAAAGTTTGTAAATGTTAATAGTGCAAATTCAGGTTCTTATTATCAAACAGTTAGTGGCCACACTACATTAGTTTTAGATGGTTCTTTGGGTGGAAGTGTAACAATGAATTTAACATTACAGGTAGCACCACCATATGTAATAAATGATATATTATTCCCAACAAACGCTGGGTCAGATGATATTGCTAGATTAGAATTATCTATTCAAGATGATGGGATACAATTTGATGATGGTGCAATTACATCGGGCTACTCAAGCTTTGGGTTACTATTACAAACATACACTCTGACTACTCGTAGTGGACAGGGACTGGTGCAAAATTGATAGTTTAAAAAATTAAAAGGAAAGTAATATGGCAGATAAAGATTTATTTAACGGACACAAATATATATTTACAAAAGTATCAAGTTCATTAGTAATGGAAGATTCAACTGATAACTCTCACGAAAAAATTACATTCAGAGAGGGGTTAATTTCATCAGGTTCTATTACTTCAATTGAACCAATTGAAATAACCGTACCCGGTACAAGCACATATGCTCTACAAGTGAACAATTACGCTAGCAGCTATTCCAATGGTGATAAGGGAATAAAAATAAGATGTGGTGATGATTGGAGTTATTATAGTAATAATCAATACAATTATCTTATAGATTTCTATGCAGGAAATAATATTTCATTGGGTTCTATTAGTGCATATGGTTATACAGTGGCGTATAATACATTTACTGGAGAACACAAAGCCGTATTGTTACAATCAGATTCCACATCGGCTGATAAAATAGCAGATACGGGTTCGATTGATAACTCACTTTATCATATTTATCCAGAAGGTACAATACTTTCAGTAGTAAAATCAGAACTTATAGGGAAAGATGTTCAGCCAATAGAATATTGTGTAACATCATCAACATATCAAGACAAAAGAGTATTTGGTGTATATATGTATTCTCGAGTAAGAGATGAAGGTGAAGATGATTATCACGCTGCGTGGTCGATTGGTGATGGTATAATTTTAGTATGTTCCCAAAATGGTAACATTGAAAATGGTGATTATATAACAACCGCATCAGGTTCTGGTGGATATGGGTGTAAACAGAATAGTGAATTTTTAGCAAATTATACAGTAGCAAAATCATTAGAAGATGTAGATTGGTCAACCGAACCATCATCTTCAAAATTAATTGCATGTACTTATCATTGTGGATAATCACTTTTAAATTAAAAATAGGATATTTATTACTATGGGAAAATTAATTAAAGAATGGGTTAAGGAAATCTTAACTGAGAATATAGAAAAAAAGGTAGTAGTTTACGCTGGTAGATTTCAACCCTTTCATAAAGGGCATAATGCTACCTACGAACATTTGGTAAAACAATTTGGTAGAGATAATGTGTGGATTGGTACATCTAATAAAACAGATAATATCAAATCACCATTTAAGTTTAATGAAAAGAAAATGATTATGACAAAGATGTTTGGCATTCCATCATCTAAAATTGTTCAAATCAAAAACCCATACGCCCCAAAAGAAATTATAGGTAAGTTTGATTCATCTAAAACAGCATTTGTAACTGTAGTTGGTGAAAAGGATAGATACAGATTAAAAGGTAAATACTTTGAACCATACCATCCTGATAGAATTGAAAAAGGATATGAAGATAAAGGATATGTTTATGTAGCACCAGCTCAAAGTGGTGGTATT